CCGACGTCGCGCCATTCTTCGAAACGAACGAGGACGTCGCGGAATGGCACGGCGACGATCGACGCGCTACGGCGCTAATCAATCAATCCGAGCCGTAGTCACCACGGTGGTGACTACGAACCTCACGAAGGGACAGGATCATGCAGGAGAAGAACTACGCCGACGTGTGGCTGCGCATCCCGGACGGCCACGAGGAGGCTGAGGCCGAGGCGAACGTGCGGGTCACCGAGACCGGCTACGCCGTGAACTGGTACCTGACCGCCGTCGGCCTGGTGAAGACGGTCGAGTTCGACACGCTCGCCGACGCCTACGACTGGCTCGAACGGGAGGGGTTCGCCAACTTCGCCGCGGAGGAGGTCGACGGGCTGAGCAAGGTGCTGTTCGCGGAGGTCATGCGCGAGGTGCAGGGCCGGTCCTTCACGCTGGTGCACGTCGCCTACGACGACAGGCTGACCGAGGATCAGGTCGCTGCGCTGGTGCGTGGCGACGGCTTCGACGACCCGGCGTGGGAGCGGTACGACGAGTGGGTCAGCGAGGTGCGCTCCCACGCCGTGGCGGACGTCCGCGAGCAGGTGGAGCGCGAGGTGCGTCGGCGGCTGTGCCGGGAGTTCGACAACGATGGGCCGTGGCTCGACGAGGTGGAACTCACGCCGGAGCAGGAGGAGTTGATCGAGGAGGCGATCTACGACAGGGACGACTCCGACCCGCTGAGCGGGCTCATCAGCAACACCGGGTCGGTCGCGATCCGGGTGCCGCTGGGCGAGGTGCCGCGCAACGAGGACGGGGAGGTGGACGTGGCCGCGCTGGCCGTGATGCTGGGCCGGCCGGGGCTGATCCACGAGGGGACGATCCGGCACATCCTGGCGGAGTGCTACGACCTCTACCTCGAAGCGTTCCTAGTGGCGTACGTGCGGCTCGACGAGTCGTGGCTGTTCGCTGAGCCGGAGGCGCCGATCACGTTCGAGACGCCGAACCTGTGGCTGGGCAACCCGTACGCCGGCAACGGGTGGTGCGACGAGTTGCCTGGGCTCTCGCTCACGGTCGCGCGTTCGCAACTGCGCACGGACGACGACGCGCCGGGGTACTCGTGGCAGGAGGTGGCGGGTCCGGTGTGGTCGGCCTTCGCCTCGGAGGTGTCGGTCGCTCAGTCGGTGAACGCGGGGTAGTCGCCACCGTGGTGACTACCCCTTGCGTCGAGTGACCATCACTTGACTTTCGCTTCCCTTTCTGATAAGGTGGACACAGTCCACGGGGCAGCGAACCCCAAGACCACCCGAGGTAGTCACCACCGTGGTGACTACGAACTCACGAAGGGACAGACCATGAGCACCACGCTCGACAACCTGGAAGTCGGCGTCATGCGCTACGTCGGCATGACACCGGCGATCAAGCGAACCCTCGCCGAGATGCACCGGCTCGGCCGGGCCTACCACCGCATCCAGGAGCGGTGGTGCAACGGGGAGATGGACGACGTCACGACCGTTCGCCTCGAACGGCGCGAGGCCCGCCTGGAGGGGCGCATCGTCGCCCTCGCCGAGACGCTGCCCGACCCGTTCGAGGAGCGCGACGGCGAGTACCGCACCGGCAAGTGGGTGGTCGTGTTCGAGGGCGACCCGCGCGGCTGGGTCGTCGCGCTCGTTCCGATGTGGGGCGACGTCGACCCGCAGACGGTCCGGCGCGCCACCTCGGAGTGGGTCGGGGTCGCCTGACCTACCACAGACCCCCGCCGGGCGGGGCCGGAATGCGTGCCCCGGCCCCGCTCGGTGGGTCCACCCTGCCCTGCCGCTGCCGTGTGGGCGTCGCACGACGACGCCTGCACGGGAGTGCCAGGTCCGACACTCCACCCGAAGTCACCACCGTGGTGACTACGAACTCGAAGGGACAGACCAGTGACCATCCAGCAGAAGTCGCGGCGGCAGCCGCGGACCGTCGAAGGTCAGCGTGCGCGGTACCGCCGCGCCACGATCTACCGCCTCCGTGCCAACGACGTGACGGAGGCGCTCCGATGAGGGCCAGCAGCATCGTCGTGACTCGCGACATCCACCGCTTCGGGATCGCCGCGGGCGAGACCGGCATCGTGCGCCGCCTCATCGGCGAGCAGGGCAGGCTCCAGGCCGTCCGGCAGCGGGACGGGCGGCCGTTCGTCGCACCGACCGGCTCCTGGCGGTTCGCGCAGGGCTCGACCGCGATCCTGCCCGGGGGTGTGCACGGCCAGGTCCACGAGGTCTTCGACGAGCCGTCGCTGGACGAGGGCTTCGACGACCCGTCGCTGGTCTACAGCGTCGCGGCCGGTGAGACCTTCGAGCGTCAGGACGTCGCTCACGACGACCTCGCCCCCATCGCTCACGAAGGGCCGCAGGTGGGCGACGTCGTGCACTTCCTCGCCGACGCGCACTACGTCTCCTCCAACGGGCGGCGGATTCCATGCCGGGGAGCGGACACACTGCCGCAGTCCTCCGGCTTCGTCGTGCGGCGGCACCCCTTCGACGGCGACTACCTCGTCGCGGTCGACTCTCCCGACGGGGCGGCCCGCACGTGGGTGTGGGCGGACTCGCAGTCGCTGCTCGTGGTCGACCGCCCCGTCGAGGGGGAGCAGGACACCCTCGCGCCCGGCACGGAAGTGATCGTTGGTGCCGACCCCTTCTGGATCGACACCAACGATGACAAGCACCCGTCGATCATGCCCACCATGCCCCGCCCCCGCGCCACCGTCGAGGCGGCATCGCACATCACCGGCAACGTCGTCATCTCAGACGCCGGCACGACGCGGATCGTGCACCGATCCTGCCTCGAAGTCACCACGGTGGCGACTTCACCCCAGCCCATCGACCCCCAAGGGACAGACACCATGACCACCATCCCCGAGAACGCCATCACGGAGCGGACGCTCCCCATCCTGGAGAGCGACACCGCCTGGACGCAGGACGCTCGCATCGACCCGTACTGGCTGTACCGGCTGTACCGCTTCAGCGACGGCGAGGAGCCGAACGACAGCCGGCGGTGGGTGACGCCGAGCGGGGCCGTCACCGACCAGGCGTCGCTGTGCTGCCTGGCAGGGGCGGAGGAGGCGGAGCCGGGCGAGCGCGCGCCCATCGGCCGCATCACCGACCAGGGCCACAGCCCCGTGCTGGCCCCGCTCAACCCCGAACCCCAGGTGGGTCAGGTCATCCTCGTGCTCTCCCTCCCCATCGGCGGCGAGTTCCGCGTGGTCCCCTTCCTCGCGAAGGTGGAGGACCGCCTGGGGATCAACACGGTGTTCGCCCGGCCGGTGGGGGATCACCCGATCGCGGGTGCTCACGGGGCGATCTACAGCCCGGGCACCCCGGTGACCGTGTCGCAGTGGCTGCGCATGGACGACCACGTGCAGCGCGCCTACGGCGGGGACTCGACCGTCACGACGCAGACCCCCGCGGAGGAGACCGACGCCCGGGCGGACAGCACCGAGCGCCTGCGGGAGATGGTCGTCAACTTCTACAACGAGGGGCTGCGTCACGGGTACCTGGACGCGCTCGAAGGGTTCGAGGAGTGGTTCGAGGAGACCGCGGGCGTGAACGCGGCCCGCTTCGCGGGGACGCCGTATCACGTGCGGGGCGAGTACGAGGTCCGCGGAGTCTTCAACGGTCACCCCCGCTGGCTGGTGGTGCCCTACGGACAGGAGACCCACGACCTGGTGTGGACGCTCGCGGCCGTCGAGAACACGCGCATCGTCTCGTCGACGGCGCTCCACCGGATCGCCAAGGAGGACCACGACCGCGCACCGCTGACGGACGGTCCGGCGGCCGTGACCGTGGACCTCGGTCGGTTCACGTTCACGCCTGCTTCTGGGGCACGGGCCGACCTGCCCGACCACGCCGACCCGGAGGACCTGATGGACGCGGTCCTCTCGTGGGTGGGGGAGCGCGCCCAGGAGGACTCGTGGTGCAGCGAGTACGAGGCGTTCTGCCGCAAGAACGGGTACGAGCCGCGGCGGGGCGGGTCCGCGGAGCGGGAGCGGGAGGTCACGGCCCGGATCGAGGTGGAGTACGAGACGGACTACAGCGTGTCGTCGACGGACCAGGACAGGGAGTTGCTGGACGCGTTCGTGGGCAGCGACCACTCGCCGTCGCTCGGCCACTTCTCGCTGAGCATGACCTACACGGTCGATGCGGAGATGCAGGTCATGCTGCCCTCCGACCTCGACGTGGGCGACGTGACGATCGAGATGGAGGAGGTCGAGACCTGGCTGGAGAGCGAGGGTCTGCCCTTCACCCGCGTGCTGGAGGTCGAGGTCATCGACATCTCCTGACCCAGCGTGTAGTATCCTTTCACTACGCGATCGGTTCCCAACCTTTGCCCTTCCCGTAGTCGCCACGGTGGTGACTACGGGAAGGGCGAGGGAGCGGCACCGCTCACGACAACCGAACCACGGAGGATCACATGACCGACATCCGCACGACCATCGTCGCCGCCCTGCCCCAGCACGTCGTCGCCGCCTACCCCGCCGCGCTGAGCGACGTCGTCGCCGCCCTCGCGAACCGCGAGCAGGCGATCGCTGACCTGCTCGTCCAGACCGCGAGCAACCTCGGCCTGCCGGAGAGCCAGGCGCGGGACATCCTGCGCGAGGCGGGCATGCAGTTCAGCGACCCGGAGCCCGAGCCGGAGAGCGGCTCCGGCGACGACGCAGTCAGCCGCATGGTCGACGCGGTCGCCCAACTGGCCGAGGTCGCACAGAGCCTCGCCGAGCGCGTCACCGCGCTGGAGCGCTCGCAGCAGGGCTGAGCCCAGGGGCGGCCCCCGCCGACGAGGGGGCAGGCGGGGGCCGCCCACCCATCCCAGCACACACATCACGAAATCATCACGAGGAGGACGACCAACATGTCGACACCGAAGGGCCTGCCACGCCGCGGGGCTGCTCTCTACAAGGAGGACTGGGACTCGATCGTCGCTGCCTGCCGCAAGAAGCCGGGCGAGGTCGGGACGGTCCTGGAGGACCGACCCGTGTCCCGTGCGAAGTCCGCGAACACGCGGCGCACCGCGCCGTTCGTGCAGCCGGATGGCCGCCTGCGGGTGCGGGTGCGCAACTCCCGGTGGGTCGACGACACGCAGTACGCCGACCTCTACTGCGTGTGGGAGCCGACGCCATGAGCACCGTCCGAGTCACCCTGGAACTGGACGTGGAGCCGCGGTCGGGCTCGTATCTGATCGACCACATGGGCGCGGTGCTGTCCGACCTCGTGCTCGACGCGACGGGTGAGGTGACCGTGTTCCACGTGGACCCGCCCGGCGTCGAGGTGCCGCCGAAGTACGAGGCGACCGCGGAGGTCGTGGGCGTGCGGCTCGTGGACTGGAGCGCGTCATGACCCGGCGCATGATCGCGCTCACGAGGAAGACCGTCGACGACGTGCGGACCCTGTTCCTCAACCCGGCGCTGGTCACGGCCGTCGAAATCACGGACGACTACGACACCCTCGTTCATGTCGCGGGAGGGCATGTCTTTCTCGTGGAGGAGGGTGCGACCGACGTCGTGGACAAGATCGAGAGAGCAGAGGAGGGAGCGCTGTGAGGATCAAGTACGCACTCGACTGGCCGGAGGGCTTCGAGCACGCGACCAACGTCGTCGTCGACACCGAGACCGGGAACGCCTGGCCGGACGGCGAGCAGCCCCGCGGCGACGAGAGGGTCATCGGGTTCCAGGACTCCGCCGAGCCGGACCCCGAGGGCCTTCTGCTCACGGAGTCGGTGTCGGAGGTCTCGCAGATCATCGGGAAGTACCCGGTGTTCCTGTCGGGCGGGAGCATCTGGAACTCGGAGTTCCCGATCACGGACGCGACGGTGACGTCGCACAACGACGACACGAAGGACTGATACAGCATGGCAGGAGAGACCCAGGTCACCGTGATCGGCAACCTCACAGCCGACCCCGACGTGACCTACACACCCTCGGGCGCAGCGGTGGCGAACTTCACCGTGGCCTCCACCCCCCGCAGGTTCGACCGGCAGGCCAACGAGTGGGTCGACGGTGAAACCCTGTTCATGCGCTGCTCGGTGTGGCGCGAGGCGGCGGAGAACGTCGTCGAGTCCCTCACGAAGGGCACCCGCGTCATCGTGCAGGGCAACCTCACGCAGCGCTCGTACGAGACCCGCGAGGGTGAGAAGCGCACCGTCGTGGAGATGCAGGTCGAGGAGGTCGGCCTGTCTCTGCGGTGGACCGCTGCCCAGCCGGTCGCCACGCGGGAGCGGCGCGAGCGCATCCGTGACGACGTGTCCGCGGTGCGCCAGGCTCGCCAGCAGGCGCGCCAGCAGGCGTCGGCGGACCCGTGGGGCGGTGGCGAGGAGCCGCCGTTCTGAGCCGTCGGTGCGGGCGGGCTGGCTGAGGTACCCCCGCCCGCACCGACCACCTCTCTACCTCATCATCAACCCCCGTAGTCACCACCGTGGTGACTACCTGGACGAAGGGATCACACCCCATGACGAACAGCCAGTACCCCTACGGCGGCACCGACCCGTACGCCGCCCAGCCGCAGCAGCCCAGCCCGCACCAGCAGTTCCCGCACCAGCAGTTCCCCGGCGTGCAGCCGCCGGCCCCGGAGCCGAAGAAGTCCCGCAAGGGCCTCATCATCGGCGCGATCGTCGTCGCGCTGCTCGGCATCTTCGGGATCGCGAACGCGCTCGGCGACGACGGCAGCAAGGACCCGGTCGTGTCCGTGCCGAAGACCAGCACGGACGAGCCCGCCGACGAGCCCACCCAGGACGCCGAGCCGGCCGCGGAGGAGGAAACCGAGGAGCCGGAGCCCACGGAGGAGCCCGCCGCGAGCGAGCCCGACGGCACCGTGAAGAACCCGGGCCTCATCGGGGAGAACTTCGTCACGAGCGAGATGTACGAGACGGGCGCGGTGCTCACGTCCACCCCGGTCGAGGTCGAGTGGGACGCGACGTCGGCCGTCATGGCCGAGAACATGTTCAACGACGAGCCGGAGGACGGCTTCAAGTACGTCATGGTCACGGTCGAGTTCGCCTACGAGGGCGACGGTTCGGTCGACCCGTTCTTCGAGGTCAACGTGACCTGGCTCAAGGACGGCCGCACCTACGACGCGGCGTGGGCGGTCATCCCCAACGACGCCAGTGAGATCGGTGACCTCTACGACGGCGGGACTGCGACCGGCACGTTCGCTGCGCTGCTCCCTGAGGACGCCGACGCCTCGAACACCCTGATCGGTCTGAGCAGCGGCTGGGGCGACGAGCCGCTGTGGTTCACGGCGGCGGGCAAGTGAGCGCGCGGGTCGAGCGCGTCGACGTTCACAGCGGGCTCGACGGCGAGGTGTGGGTTTGGGGCGACGACTGGACGCCCACCGAGGCTCGCGAACTCGCCCGCCGCCTGCTGGCCGCTGCCGACGCCGCCGAGGAGACCCGCTGACCAGGCGGGCCTGCGGCCTGGGTGTCAGCCCGCTGTGGTTCAAGGCGGGCTGACACCACCTCCTCACACAGCCACGACTACGAAGGGACAGACCATGAGCGAGGAGAAGAACCCGCTGGTGCGGTCGGGCGAGTACGCCCGGCTGTTCGCGGCGGACATCCCCGCGGGTGCAGGGATCATCGGCTTCCGCGACGGCGACGTGATCGTCACGGCCGTCGACCGGTTCACCACCCGCAGTGGTGCCGAGATGGTGCGCCTGCACCTGGACGACGGACGCACGGACATCCGCCGCGCGGGGTCGGTGCTGCTGGTCCGCAACCACTCGTGGCAGTCGGTCACGGACCCTCGCACCGCCGTGTCGGGCGTGCGGTGCGAGGGCTGTGGCCTGGTGCCTGAGTCCGACGAGGACCGGATGCGCCTGTGCGGTCGGCTCGGAGGCGAGTCGTGAGCGGCTCGGTGAAGGACCCGGCCGACCTCACGGACGGCGCGCTCGTCTGCCGGGACGAGGGTCACTCGTGGAGGTTCGTCGAGGACCTCGTCGTCGAGAACCGCGGCCGGGTCGTGGAGTTCACGCAGGTGCGGCTCTGCCCCCGGTGCAGCACGTCCCGCAGGCGGACGATCGACGGCCGCACGTTCGCGATCAAGCGGACGACGTACCAGTACGAGCGCGACTACGTGCTGGAGCGTGGGGTGCGGTTGTCGCGCCTGGACTGGCGGCGTGCTGCGATCACGCGAGCGCTGCGACGGAGGGCCGTCTGATGGCCGACCCGCAGATCGAGGTGCTCGCCGTGACCTGCCCCGACGGCGACGTCCATGTGCGCGTGTTCGTCGACGGCGTGGAGCGTGATGACTTCGTGATCCACGCCGTCGACGCAGGTGCCGGGCACACCCGCGAAGACTGGAACGAGACCACCGAGTGGGTCCGCACCCGCGAGGAGTACAGCCTCGCTTTCCGTGAAGCCGTCGTCGAAGCCCGCCAGGACCCGCCCGGGTCCGAGTACATCGAGGAGGACCACTGACATGATCACCATGAGGCGCGGTTTCCGCCTGAGCGAGGTGCCTGTGCTCGTTGACCTGTTGCACATCGCGAAGGCGATGACGTGGGACGGGTGCCACAAGGTCTACCTGGTCATGGACCAGGGTCAGGTGGACGAGTTCACGGCCTGCGACTACACCCTCGTGCCGCCGGACCTCACGCTGATGCAGGCGTGGTGGGAGGAGTCATGCTCCCTGCGGTTCGTGCAGGCGGTGTGGACGCGCGACGACCCGTCGGAGGGCTTCGTGAGAGTGATCGACCAGTTCAGCGAGGAGGATGAGTGATGGGTGACACCACGACGACGACCCCGTGCTACTTCTGCGGGGCCGAGGTGCCCGAGGGTGCGTCGCGCCGGCGCATCTACGTGCCAGCGATCGAGCAGCACGTCGACGGGTACGTGTGCACGGAGGACGAGCCCCGGCTGGCGCTGCGCCAGGCTGCGGCCGCGCGAGCGATCAGGCCGTCGCGGTGACCGGCCTCCGCCCCGTCAACAGGGGCAACCGGTGAGCGCGCACCGGGCGCGGCGGGCGAACCCCGAGCAACTCCTCGACCGCATCCTCGCGGCCCCGGACTACGCCACCGCCGTCGACGTGCTGCGGCGGCACCTCGGCAACACCTGGGAGTCGGGGCACTCGGCAGGGTTTCGCGACGGCGTCGCCGACGCGACCCGCGACGACCCGCCGCCGCGCACCCCGAACCCCTACCGCCGTCGCTGATCTGTTGCACCCGAGGTGGAACCGGCCGTAGTCACCACCGTGGTGACTCCTCACCCCGGTGGCCCTCCACCGGTGACCGGTGCTGCAACTTCTCCGCAGCGGCTCGCCCTGGCTCAGCCCAGGGAGGCTCCCCGTGGTTGTCCACGTCGGGGTGCGCGCCTAACACCCCGTGTCGTCGAGAGTCCATCCTCGATCGGGGTGCCCGGGGCCGAATCCGGGTAGGCGGCAGTACCGCCTCAAACGCGGGTTCAACCTGGGACTAGCAGGTCAGGCCGTGTACGCTGGCCCTCAGCGAGATGGAACTTCGCAGAGCGTAGCACGGGCCGACTGACTACCGGCAACACCGTGAGACGCATCAGGAAGGCCCCCGGTCGACGACACAGCCGGGGGCCTTCCTTCTGCCCTGGTCACGCAGGAAGATGTAGGCTAATGTAGAAAGCCCGGCGGGAGCGACAGCCACAGATCACGCCCCCGCCGGGCGAAGAACGAGGGCCTCAACAGCCCGAGAACGAGACCCCTCGTGCGCAGCAGCGTACCGAGGCAACCCCCACCGAGAGGACAACACATGCCGAAGAAGGTCACGAACGACGCCCCCGCCGACGAGAGCGCGAAGCGCGCCGCCCGCAAGGCCGCGCTCGACCGGCTCATCCAGAACCACCGCGCGGAGTACGAGGAGCACATGCGCGAGGAGCACGCCTCCCGCGGGCTCACCTGGCGGCGACGCCTCACCCCCGAGGAGCGCGCCGAGCGCGACGCCGCCCTGGAGCGCGAGCGCGAGGCGCGTCGCCGCCAGCGCGAGCGGGAGCGCGAGGAGAAGGCGCTGGCCGCGCTCCTGGAGAAGCACCCCGGCCTGGCCGAGCGCCTCCAGGTCGAGACGCCCGAGGGCTGACACAGCGAGGCCCCCGCCGACGAAGGGACAGCAACCCCGGCGGGGGCCTCACCCCAGCAGCGTACCCACCCACCACCACACCGGAGGACAACATGCCCAAGATTCGCCCCAGCGCGATCACCAACGCGCTGCACCAGCGCATCGGCGACGACCGCTACACCGCGTTCCGATCCGAGCACGGCACCGTCAAGGCCGCAGTCACGTCGCTGCGACTGCACAACCCGGTCCTGTACGACCTCCTCCACGAGGCCGTGACCACACCACAGCCCGAGGAGGCCACGCCGCCCCAGCAGCAGGGCTAGCCTGGACGACGCCACCACGAAGGGACAGCACATGAGGATCACCGAGACCGCCCGGGTGGAGCCGTGAACGCCTCGTTCGAGGACGCGGTGGCCGCGCTCGAAATCGTCGAGCACAGCCGCGGGATGCGCACGGCCCTGCGAGCCTTCCGCGACGCCCTCATCAACGAGGACGGCTGGAGCACGCCCGCAGCCGAACAGATCGTGGCACCGGCGCTCAGCACGGTGCTGGTGCAGATGGTCACGACGGCGATGTACGAGCCAGAGGAGGGCAGGTGACGAGACCGCTCTACGCAGGGACCGGGGTTGGGGGAGGGAGCGCCTTCGAGCGCATCCTGTCCCGGCTACGAGACCACGGCTCGGTCATCGAGGAGCACCGCCCAGGCGACGTCGTCGCGCAGTGCCCCGCCCACCCCGACGGCAGGCCCAGCCTGCACATCACCGACGGCGACGACCGCATCCTCGTGCACTGCTTCGCCGCCTGCGCCACCGACGACGTGCTCGGCGCGCTCGGGCTCACCCGAGATGACCTGTTCAACCAGCAGACGACGAACTACCCGTACCGCGACCGCACCGGGACCGTCGTCCGCACCGTCACCCGCAGGCCGGGGAAGCGGATCACGCAGTCCGGCGACACCAAGGGCGTCGCACCCCTGTACCGGCTGCCCGAGGTCATCGCCGCCGTCGAGGCGGGCCGCACGATCTACCTCGTCGAGGGGGAGCCGGACGTGCACGCCTGGGTCCGGCGCGGCATCGACGCGACCACGGCACCGCAGGGTGCGCGCAACGTCGACAAGGCGGACTTCACCCCGCTCACCGGGGCGAACGTCGTCGCTGTCGTCGACCGCGACGACTCCGGCGACGCCTGGGCGCAGAAGGTGCAGGACCTCCTCACCGGCGTGGCCGCGAGCCTGGTGTTCAAGCGGGCCAAGGTGGGCAAGGACTCCAGCGACCACCTCGCCGCCGGGTACGGCGCGGAGGACCTGGAGCCCTACCTGCTGCCTAACCCGCTGCTCGACCTGATCCGCACCGGCACCTGGCTGGACCAGCAGGACTTCCGGCCGCTGGTGTGGGTCATCCCCGAGGTCATCCCCGAGGGGTTCGGGCTCATCACCGGACCGCCGAAGGTCGGCAAGTCCTGGCTGACCCTCGACATCGCCCTGTCGGTCGCGATCGGTCGGCGCGCGCTCGGCCGCATCCCACTGGCCGGGTCACGGCCGGTGCTGCTGCTGGCGCTGGAGGACTCTCACCGGCGTATGCAGTCCCGCACCCGCATCCTCATGCGGGACGAGGCGCTGCCCGAGAACTTCCAGTACGCGATCGAGACCCCGCCCGGGCAGACGTTCACCCTGATCCAGCAGTGGCTACAGCCGCGGCTCGACCAGCAGCCGGTCGTCATCCTCGACACCCTCGGCAAGGTGATGCCCGACGCCCGTCAGGGCGAGTCGCAGTACCAGCGCGACTACCGGATCGGGTCGGCGTTGAAGTCGCTCGCCACCGACGGGGTGTCGATCCTCGTCGTGCACCACACGAGGAAGTCCGAGTCCGGCGACTGGATGGAGTCGACGTCGGGCACGAACGGCCTCAACGGTGCGGCGGACTTCACGCTGAACCTCTCCCGCGAGCGCAACGCTCCGGTGGGGATCATCCGGGTGACCGGCCGCGACGTGAACGAGGGCGAGTACGAGGTCCTGTTCAACGGTGGGAACTGGTGGCTCAACGGCATGAACCTCCAGCAGGCGTCTGAGGCTGCGGAGGCGACGCAGGCGCAGCGCAAGGCGCGGCGGCACGCGACCGTCGAGGTGCCGCAGGTCGTCGAGTCCGACCCCGAGTCCCCCATCTGCATCACGCACCGGGTCCAGTACGACGCCGAACTCGGCTGCGCCTTCTGCCGGGTCACCGGCAACACCACATAGTCACCACGATGGTGACTCCGTCTACGAAGGGACAGAACATGACAGACCTCAGTCCTGACAGCACACCCGCCGAGGTGCAGGCCGCATGGGTGAAGGCCCTGCGCTCCGGCGAGTTCGAGCAGGGCACCGCCCGCCTCGCCAGCGAAGACGTCACCGACGGGCGGGCGCGCTACTGCTGCCTGGGCGTGCTCTGCGAACTCGCCTACCGCGCCGGCGTCGTGGAGACGCGCAGCAACCCCGGCCACGGCCGGGAGGGGACCGCATTCCTCCGCTTCGTCGAGTACGACGGGATGGTGACCTACCCGAACCGGCGCGTGTACGAGTGGGCCGGGATCGACGGCGGGCACGGCGGCGAGGGCAAGGTTCGCCCGACGGCGGTCCCGATCGCCGGGGCCTCGCTCGCGATGCTCAACGACGAGGAAAGATGGTCCTTCGAGCAGATCGCCGACCTCATCGAGGGGGGCGGCCTCGTCCCGCTCGACGCCGACTCATGACGCACCGCGCCTCCTACGTCGGGGTGCACACCATCCCGCAGGGCACGAAGGGTTACGGGCGTCAGCGCAACTGCGCCCGCTGCGGAATCAAGATGGCCCGCAACACCGGGGCGGCGACCCCCGTCTGCAAGGACTGTCGCTCCTCCGATCCGAAGTACATCCGCCTCATCGAGGCATCACGAAGGGACAGCACAGCATGACGAAGATCAGCGTGGAGGTGTGGGAGGCATGACCTACAGGTACGCCGACGGCACCAGCGGGCACAGCGGCTCGGAGGCGAGCGAGGAGCGCGTGCGCTACCTCGACGGCCACGGGCTCACCGGCAACTACCAGCAGCGGACCGTCAGCCTGCTGGGCGCGCTGGGCAGCACCGGCATCACTCAGGCGGAACTCCAGCGCCGCCTCGACGTCGGGCACGGCACCGCCTCGCAGGTGCTCTCCACCCTGCACCAGGCGGGGCGAGTGGAGCGGCTCGCGCTCAAGCGGAACCGCTCGCACGTCTACGTGCTCCCCGAGCACGTGGGCGCTCTGCCGACCAGCCCCTACCGCCGCCTCCAGTCCAGGCAGGCGCTCCGCGAGCGCATCACCAGCCTGGAGGACGCGCTCGCCACCGCGCTGCACGAGGGCCACCTGCCGAACGGCCTCCGCGAAGCGCTCACCGCGGTCCTCGACGACCGACTCACCGAACCTCGGAAGGATCAGCCATGACCACGCTCCCCGAACAGGACGCCGACCCCAACGCCCGGCGCGGGTTCGCCAACTACCCCGGCGACATCCGCGACACCGAGTACATCGCCGGGTACACCTACGGCGAGCGCTCGATCATGCGCGCCGTCGACGTCACCTACGACGAGGCCACGAACACCTCGCGCGTGGAGTTCGTCGAGACGACCGACCCGCAGTGGATGGTCGTGCTCGCGCAGGAGTCGTGGGCGCAGGACAACATGCACCGCATGTACCCCGCGTTCTACCCAGCCCCGGAGGCCGGTGAGGGCGATGACTGAGCCGACGGCGCGGGAAGCGCTCCACTACATCCAGGACAACGCCGCCGTCCCCGAGTGGGTCAAGGAGGCTCTCGCTGACGCCGTCGCCACTGACGAGTTCCTCGACGACAAGTTGGTCATCTTGGACCGGGCTCCCGTCGTCATCGTGCTCACGGCGCAGGGGGAGGGTCTGGTCATCAACGGCGACCGCATCGCAGACACGGAGACCGGGCACGACGTCACCACGCTCCGGCAGTGGCGCAAGGTCGTCTCCATCGCACTGCTCCAGGCCGCGATGGACGAAGTGGAGCAGGTCGATGCTGCGCCGTGACCTGCACCCCGCGCTGGAGGTCGACTCGTGAGGGCGCGACCGCAGAAGGGCAACCCGATCCCGACCCGCTCGCGCGAGATGCTCGCGGCGCGGGACCGTGGGTCGTGCTTCCGGTGCGGGCTGCACGGCACCGACTGGCACCACCGCCGCTCGCGTCGGGTGCGCGACGACCACACGCACTGCCCGTGCAACGGCATCACGCTGTGTCGGGCGTGCCACGACGCCGTGCACGCCCGACCGGCGGACGCCCGCGACCTCGGGCTGATCGTCCCGAGGGACACGGTGGAGCCGGGCCGGGTCGCCGTGAAGGGGTTCATGGGGTGGGTGACGCTGCGCTGCGACGGAACGTCTCAGCCGGTGATGCTGCCTAAGACGGGGGAGGGGGTGTAAAGTGATGAAACCTGCACGAAACTGGACGAAGACGAGAGGACGGCCCGTGGAGTACAAGCGGCTCACCAACGACTCCCTCCCCGGCGTACGCCGGAACTGGAAGGAGGTCGTGGCCGAACTGCGCGCCCACCCCGAAGAGTGGTACGTGGTCGAGGAGGGTGCCACCCTCAACCGCGCCTCCAGCGTCCGGCAGTCGCTCCGCTACCACGACGGCATCAAGGCCAGCCAGCGGCTCGACCCGGACAGCAGGACCTACACCATCTTCGCGAAGGCGCAGGACGCGGCATGACCGACACCAGCACCGACCTCGACCTGATCCGCGAGTCCGTGAGGATGCGCGGGTCGAGGTACCTGATCGAGCCGATCAACGGGGAGCCGATGACCGACTACATGCTGCGATGCATGGAGGTCGGCGCGCTGCTCGCGGTCGAGCCGATCGCAACCCTGAACGTCGCGCGCATGGCGCGACTCTCCCGCCTGGCGGATGATGTGATCCGGCAGGCAACAACCCAGCGCGAAGTCGCCACCGTGGCGACTTCCGAGACCGAAGGGACACCTGCATGAGGAACAGGAAGACCGCAGCGAGCGCCGTAGGGGCGCTGCTGCTGAGCGGCGGGCTCGCGCTCGCCACGACCGCGCCGGCGTGGGCCGACGGCGAGGTGTGTGTGCCGAGCGAGGGCAGCGCCACCACCGAGACCACCGACTGGCTGACCGAGGCCCCCGAGGGCGACGGCTGGGAGGTCGTCGACGAGCGGACCGTCATCGACCGGGAGGCGGAGTACGGCACCGAGTACCTCGTGGCCTTCTACCAGCAGACCGGCTGGGTGCTCACCACGCCGGAGGGTGAGGGCTGGGTCCAGATCGCCGAGCGCACGGTCATCGACCAGGAGTACGTGCCCGGCGAGTACGAGCAGACCGGCTGGGTCACCGAGTCGCCCGGCGACGGCTGGAAGCAGATCGCTGAGCGCTGGGTCGTCGACGTCGAGGCTCAGCCCGCGCAGGGCACCCCCACCATCGTGATCCCGAACCCGGACTACGCGCCGGGCTGGACGGAGACGATCGAGCACCCCGCCGAGTACAAGACCCTGTGGAAGTACACCAAGCACGGCGGGCACGGCTTCATCTGGCTCGACAACGACACCTGGAAGTACGTCGACTCGGACGGCAACGGCTACAACAAGAAGCCGGGCAAGGGCGTGACGTACTACGAGCGCACCCAGCACACCAAGAAGGAGAAGGTCAAGGACGCCTGGACCGAGACGATCGAGCACCCGGCGCAGGGCGAGCCGACCATCGAGGTCGACAACCCCGACTACGTGCCCGCCGTCGAGGAGCAGGGCCATTGGGAGTACAAGTTCGCTCGCCACGTCCCGGCCATCCCCGAGGAGTCGCACCAGGAGTACAAGTTCGCCAAGCACATCCCGGCCACGTGGATGACCGAGGTGCCGACCGGCGACGGCTGGAAGGTGAAGGACCAGCGCGAGGTGCTCCTCGTGGAGGAGGAGAGCCACATCGAGCGCATCTACCAGCGCGTCGTCGTGGCCGAGCCGGTCGAGTGCCCGCCCGCTGAGGAGCCGACGACCCCCGAGGAGCCGACCGAGGAGCCGACCGTCCCGGCCGAGCCCGAGGAGCCCACGGAGGAGCCGAGCGAGACCCCGGTGAAGCCGGAGCCTCGCCAGGTGCCGGACGCGACCGACCGCGAGGTCGAGACCCTGGCCTTCACCGGCCCGGAGGGCTCGGTCCGGCCGCTGTCCATGATCGCGGCCGGGCTCCTGCTCGGCGGTGTCGGCATCGGCCTGGCTCGCCGTCGCCTGATCACGGAGGGCTGACCCTCCACGAGACCGCCGCGCCCCCGCACCGACCCCCCTATGGTGCGGGGGCGCGGCCATTCGTACGCCTGGACGAATGGAGGGAGATGTAGTAAGATGGAGGCTGTCAGCCGCCCACGATCCCGCCACCACTGGCCCAGCAGCCAGGAAGCCCGAGACACCATCACCGCCCTCATGGGGTGGGACACCTACCTGAACGGAGAACTCGACATGGCCGAGAACACCACGAACACCACCGAGCCCCCCACCGACGACACCGGCCTCGTGCACCGCCGCTGGGTCGAGGTGATGCGCACCGTGCTCGGCCTCGGCAAGAACCAGCGCAACCCGCAACAGGGGTTCAACTTCCGCGGCATCGACGCCGTGATGAACGCCGTCGGCCCGGCGCTGCGCGAGCACGGCGTCATGATCCTGCCGAACGTCACCGACATCACCACCGAGCGGTACGAGACCGCGAAGGGTGCCGTGATGCAGGGCGTCATCGTGCACGTCGAGTACACCGTCATGGCCGAGGACGGGTCCGCATTCACCGGCAGCGCCTACGGCCAGGCCGCGGACTCCGGCGACAAGGCCGTCAGCAAGGCGATGAGCGTCGCCTACCGCACGTTCCTGCTCCAGGCGCTCACGCTCCCCACCGACGAGCCCGACCCCGACATGGAGGTCCACCAGCGCGGCGGCACCGAGACGTGGGGCGGCACGCCGCCGCCGCCCGCAGCGCCCTCCGGCCCGCCCCTGACGGCCGAGACTCGCGGCGCGATCGAGGCTCTCTTTGGAGACCTCATGCTCAGCGACGCGCAGCGCGCCTCCGGCCTGCGCAGGTACACGGGGCGCGCCGTGAGCGGCCTCGACGCCATCAGCGAGGACGAGGGGCAGCGGGTGCTCCTCGCCCTGGAGCGGAAGATGCAGTCCCAGCAGGCCGCGCCCACGGCCGAGGTTGCCGAGGCTCTCGTCAGCCGCGCCCTCGGCGGCACCCCGGTGGAGGACCAGTGACCCTCATGGCCGAGGTCCGCAGCGCCGCGTGGGAGGAGGGCAACGTCGCCGGTGCCGACGACTGCTCGATCTGGCTCGACATCGTGGAGGAACGCCGCCACAACGGCTACCGCGCGAACTACCGGCTCGTGCGCACCCGCAACCCGTACGAGCCCGGCACCCTCGATCACGCGGATTGGGGCCTGGGGTACGAGCGCGGCTGGCAGGAGGTCCGCGACCAAGCGAGGGAGCGGCGATGACCTGGCAGTGCGAGACCTGTGCGAAGCCGCTGAAGTCGCACGGCGTGGCACGGCACCGCTCGATGCACCGCGACCGCCACGACGGCCCGGTGGTCATGAAGAAGTTCACGGCGCTCTATGTCGAGACCTACACCTACGACTGGCGCGAGGCCGATCCGCAACCGGGCGATTCGGAACCAGGAGGTTCACGATGAGGGCGCTCGTGCGGTTGAAGCGCTGGCGGCAGGAGGGGCGATGCCTCCGTGGCCGCCACGCCTGGACGAAGGTCCATGACGCGATCTGGCACGGGGCCTACGTCGCCTGCTCCCACTGCGGCAAGCGCGACGTTATCGGCGGAGACCAGTATGGGCCGCACGCGCCGCTGTGGCGCGCCTATGGCAGTCCGCCGCCGGAGACCCGCCCGACCCTCGGTGGCCCGGCCGGGCTGCCCGTGATCCTCTGGGGTCGTCGCGAGTGGGACGCCTGGCGCGTGCGGTGTCGTGCAACCGCCGACTCGATGGAAGACGAGAGGAGTTGGAAGCGATGAGCGAGTGCTGCGCCTCCGGGTCATGCGAGGTGTGCCGTGCTCCGCAGGGGTACACGCAAGCGTTCCGGGAGGAAGTCAGGGACTACGAGCCGCCGTGGGTGCGGCAGCACGAGCGAGAAGGGTGGTGGGACCGACGATGACCGCTGACGACACCAGCCGGGAGGCGCTGATCGAGCGGGTTCGCGAGTTGCAGCGCTCGGTGCGCGAGTTGCAGGCTGCGCGGGACACCTACCGCGAGCACTGGCGGCGACTCATGCGCGACTACGAGGCCGTATTCAAGGAGCGGGACGAGTTGGAGGCCGAGTGCTTGCGCGTGGACGAGGCGAACACTCGACTCGGTGAGCAGGTGCGCCAGCGGGACGTGGTGATCGAGCGGGTGCGGGCGTTGGCGGACGAGTGGAGCCGCCGAGGCGCGGCCAGTGGGCCGTTCCCGGATCGCGTGGTGCTGGACGTGGACACCGAGGTTCTCGGGCCTCTCCGCGCCGCGCTGGAAGGAGGCGGGCGATGAGTGAGTACACGCCGACGAAGTACGAGGTGCTGGAGGCGTGGGTCGCTCACACCTCCCACGACCAGCCGACCGCCTACGACCTCGTAGAGGCTAGCGAGTCGTTCAACCGCTGGCTCGCCGCCCACGACCGCCAGGTGCAGGCGGAGGGTGCGGTCTCGGCGCTACGACAGGCAGCCGACCTGGCCGAGCCGTTCAGTGGGGCCGCCCTGCCGAGCAGCCCTTCTCGCCCCATGTTCGCCGTCTGGCTCAGGGATCGCGCCGACCGCATCGAAGAAGGGCTCCGACGGCTCGGCGTGGGCGCAACCACCGTGGCACCCCGCCCGGTCCAAGATGATGCCACCAGCACCACCCACCAGGAGGAACCGTGAGCCGCTACGACGACCTGCACACCATGTTCGGCCTGCACGAGCGCATCATGACCAAGCGCATCGTCCAGGTCACCCGCGACAACATCCTCAGCATCGCCGAGTACCTCGCGACCCCCGAGATGGGGGCGCGTCCCGTCTCGCTCGTGTTCGAGGCCGGCGCGCTCGCGCTCGCCGAGACGCGCATCGCCGGACGCCCGCCCGTCGTGATCGCCTACGAGGGCGACTACCTCGACGACGACGGCGTCAAGATGCAGCCCTACGAGATGGAGCACTGGCACCCCGCCGCCGAGGAGCCCCCGGTCGACCCTGAGGAGGGCTCAGGTGACGAGTGAGGCCCCCGCCGTCACGGCCGAGCAGGTCGCTCTCGTCGTCCGTGACGCCCTCTACGCCGCCGCGCACCAGTCGGAGCGGTCCCTCCAGTCGAAGGACTTCCGGCTAGGCGTCAGCGACATCGGCCTATGCCGCGAGAAAGCCCGGCGCATGGTCCTCCAAATGCCGTTCGACGAGGAGGAGGAGCACTACCTCCCCTCCTTCATCGGCACCGCGATCGGGGACCACGCCGAGGCCGCGCTCGCCAAGGCCGAAGGGTGGATCACGCAGCAGGAACTCCTCATCACCCTGCCCAGCGTGAACGGCAACCCCGAGCGCCGCGTCGTCGGACACAGCGACGCGATCATCCCCGAGTGGAACATGCTGCTCGACTTCAAGGCCCCCGGGAATCTGCCCACGGTGGCCCGGTCGCCGGTGAAGCAGTCGTACCAGTTCCAGCGGCACCTCTACTTCCTCGGGGCCGTCCAGGCGGGCATCCTCCGCGAGGAGGGCGGCGTCGTCGGCAACGTGTTCATCGACCGCACCGGCGAAGTCGAGATGCCGCACGTCGACCTGGAGCCGTTCAGCATGGACGTCGTGCGCGCAGCCGCCGACTGGCTCGACGACGTCATCTACGCCGTGCTGAACCAGGAGGAGGCGTCCAAGGACCCCTCGGTCGAGTTCTGCGAGGGGTGGTGCCCGTACTTCCTGTCCTGCCGAGCGCTGGACAACAAGGCCGAAGGCGGGCTCATCACCGACTCCGAGGCCCTCGTGGCCGTGAAGGAGTACATCGAGGCCCGCGAGGACGAGAAGACCGCGGCGCTGCGCAAGGCCAGCGCACGCCGCACGCTCCTCGGGGTCTCCGGGTCCACCGGCGAGTACGCCGTCCGGTGGGTCCACCAGGCGGAGACCCACGTCGCCGCCTCCACCCGAGCCGCGCACGACCGGCTCAGCATCACCCGCCTACGCAAGCGGAACAACCGAGAGGATCGCACCGCATGACCCAGCCCACGATCACCGTCCAGATCGTCTCCAACACCCCCGTCGAGGAGGCGCTCGGACGGCTCCGACCCGGCCACCACTACATCCTGGTGGAGGTGCCGGAGGAGATTCCCGGCACCGACGACGAGCCAGGCGACTTCATGGTCGCGGCCTACACCGACGTGGCCGACCCTGACGACGCAGTCGCCTCCATCGGCATGACCAGCGGCCTCCTCCTGGACGCAACGACGGGAGGTCGCACGATGTGGATGCGGGCATGAGCGGACCGTGGGAGCAGGACCCGCTCGACCTCAGGCTGCCCGAGCAGCCGCAGCGCCCCCCGACGCGGAAGGTGAAGGCCCCCAAGGGCGGGTTCGTCCGCCAGGAGCGCCTCGCCGACCCGCCCATGTGCGGCCTGTGCATCGACGAGATGCACGTCACCAAGACGCGGCCGGTGGCCGCGCCGAACCGCACCTCGCACGTCGCCTGGCTCCCAGGGTGGCCGACCCAGGTGCGGATGTGCGCGGCGCACGCGATGGACTTCGCCGCCACCCACGGCCTCGGACGGGTCCGCGCCGGGCGATGAGCACCACCAACGAAGGGACAGCAACATGAAGGTGATGGTGACCGGCTACCGCCGGATGACCGACACGGCAACCGTGCTCGACGCGCTCGCGCGCCACGTGCCCGCCGACGCCACGATCCTCGTCGGCGACTGCCCCACCGGGGTCGACGCGATCGTGCGCAAGCACTGGCCCCCGGATCAGACCGAGGTCTACGTGGCCGACTGGAACGGCCTCGGCCGCGCGGCCGAGCCCCGCCGCAACCAGCGCATGATCGACCAGCGGCCGGACCTCGTGCTCGCGTTCCCCGGGCCGTGCACGAAGCCCGTGTGCCGGGGCAAGGCGGCGCACTGGTCGCACGACACCGTCGACGCGATGCGCCGAGCGCGGGAGGCCGGGCTGGCGGTGAAGGTCTACTCGGAGTCGCTGCTCGGATGATCGAGGTCATCTACACCCACACCTGCGACGGCTGCGACTGGCAGCCGGACCCCCGCGCCCGCGCCGGCGTGGAGACACAGATCGAGCGCCACATGAAGGCGACCCAGCACTCGGTCATCACCCGCGGTCGCCCGAAGGAGGACACATGTCCGCAGACCGACCCTTCCAACTGACCCGCGAGGGCCTGCGGTTCGTCACAAGCGGCCCCAACCTCGTCTCCTGCGTCGAGAAGGCTTTCCTGCTCGCCGACAAGTTCTTCGGCACGACCCCCTACAGGCTGACCGTCGGGGTCGCCCGCCCGGACGAGGTGGAGGTCATCGACAACGCCGGTGAGGTCACCCTCCTGGACGCGACCTTCGAGGTCGAGTTCACCGCCACACCCACCGTCCCGTCCACGACGTAGTCACCACCGTGGCGACTACGAAGCCCCCCATCAGCACCGCTGGTGGGGGGCTTTCGTATGCCCTCAGACCGTCGCCGCCGGAGGGTCCGGGTACATCCGCTGGAGCGCCGTGAGTTGGTTGCGCACGTCGTTGAGCATCGACTCCGCCGCGGCCAACTTCCGAGTCAACTCGGACACCTGTCGGCGGTAGTCCGTGATCGTGTCGTTCTGCTTGTCGATCGTGACGGCCTGCTCGCGGATCGTGCGGGCCTGCTGCTCGATCGTGGCGTCAGCATCAACCAGCCGCTTCACGAGCCGCTGGTTCTCCGTCGAGAGCGTCGTCGCCGTCTTGCCGAGCGTGTCCGCCACGATCGCGTCGATTTCAGGCCGGACCTTCTGCTCGACGACGTCGGTGTCGACCTCGACCTTCTCGGCCTCCGCGTGCACCTTCCTCGCCTGTGCGCGCGCGACGAAGAAACTGGCGATGCCGCCAGACCCCAGCAGGAGTCCAAGGACTCCGATGACCACTCCGCTGTCCATGCTCCCCCGTCAGGCGTTCCGCGGCCCGTGGTCTCCGTTCTCCTGCTCAGCCACGACCTCAGACAGCACGCGCGCCGCAAGGAAGTTCCGCCTGATCTGCACGACCGCTCGCACCGTGGAGCCGGTCATGAGCCCGAACAGGAACGCCAGCAGCAACGTGTTCCCTGGAGCCGAGAAGCCCCCCAGGGTGAGGTCCCAGGCGTACGTCGCCCCGATGCCAGCGATGAGGATGTGGCCGATGGCCTCCTCCCAGCGCCCGATGAACGAGTCGCCGTACGCCTGCCCGCGCAGGCCGTGGAGGATCAGCAGCCCCCCGGCCAGCGCGAGCGTGGCGTAGAGCACCACGATCCAGTCGGCCGCCTCCCGCAGGTAGCGCGGGGCGAAGTTCGGCGAGCCGGTGAAGATCATGCTCGCGAGCATGATGATCCCGGCTGCCATGAACATCAGACCCGCGGCCACCTCCAACGGGCGGTCGCGGATCGGACGTTCGTAACGGGTGTTCACGCGGCGTCAGGTACCGAGTCTCGGCCGGTCTTGCCCTGTGCGGCAGCGGCAGCGCCCGTCGGCTTCCAGATGCCGGTGTAGGAGCCGGTGGACAGCGCGATGGCCCCGAGCAGCGTGAACAGCCAGGTGCCGAAGGACCACGTGGTGCCCTCCTGCATGGCGCGCACGAGTTCGCCGAGCCCGGTCTGCACGGCGTTGAGCACGAGCAGCAGGATGACCCGGCCGAGGCTCTCCTTGACCTTCCGGCCGATCAGCCCCACGAGCAGCGGGATGCCGAACGCGACCAGCCAGTTGATGACCGTGATGATGTCGATGTCGATGGCGACCATGATGGTTCTCCGTCTCAGGGCCGGTTGCTGGGCCTGTTGCTGATGCGACTGCCCTGCCGCCGCATCCAGGCGATCATGACCGGACCGATGACCCCGTCCGGGTACAGGCCGTTGCGGCGCTGCACAGTCTTGACCTGATCGCGGAACTTCGGGCCGTAGTCGCCGTCGATGACGACCTTCCCCCGGACCCCGTTGTAGTTGTTGAGCGCAGCCTGCGCCTCCCGCACCCACGCCCGCCACCGCTTCGACACGGTGCCCTCGACGCCGTCGACGTAGAGCCCGGCCTTCGCGTAGTAGTTGAGGCGGCGCTGCCAGTCCTCGACCGCCTTGCTGTAGCCCTTCGGCTTGCTCGGCGTCGTCGGCTTCGGCTTCGCCGGGGCGGTGTCCTTCTTCGGGGGCCGCGGGGTCTCGCCGACCGCCAGGCCGAACGCGCGGAAGTCGATCAGCGGGTTCCGGGTGACCCCGTTCTTGTTCCAGCACTCGAAGTGCAGGTGGTAGCCGCTGGTGTTGCCCGAGAGGTTCACGTACCCGAGCAGGTCACCGGCCTCCACGCGGTCGCCGTTCTTCCACTTCTCCAGGAAGCGGACATGGATGTAGACCTGGCGCTCCCCGTCCGGGTTGCGCACCTGACCGCCGTCGCCGGAGCGCCCCGGGGCCACCACCGGCCCCTGGCTGGCAGGCTGGTACCGCTTGCGGCCCCGGACGATGTTGCTCAGGGTGCCGCCGAACGCCGCGTAGACGGGCGCAGCGACACCGCCGGTGGCGATGTCCACCCCGGCGTGCTTGACGCCGTTCCGGGTGCCGTACCCGCTGCTGAGATAGCCCTTGACGGGCGAGACCATCATCCCTGCCACTCCTCCGGCTCGTCGGGGTCCGCGAGCGCGTCCGAGTCGGGCTCGAAGCCCGCCGGCGGCTGGTCGTGGACGTGCTGCTCGTGCTGCTCGACGCCCTCTGCGTCGAGCACCTCCGTGTTGAGGTCCTCCGTATCAACCTCGCCCAGGTTGTACTTCTCGGTCACCCTGCTCACCCTCTCCATGATCCGCCGACCTTCACGTAGACGCGGCCCTGCCGCCACGACCCGCTGACCTTCACCCACACCGTCTCGCCGCGCCGCCACGACCCCGACACCTTCGCCCACACGCCGCCAGGGATGAGCACCGACCGCACGGTGGACCACGCGCCCCAGCCAGCGGCCGAGTTCGCCCGCACCCGCATGTAGACGGTACTGCCGGGCGTCAACGTGCCGGTGAAGGTGTAACTGCGGGCGCTCGCCGCCAGCGTGGCCGACGTCGCAACACCGCTGGTGAAGGACGAGTTGTAGGCACGCTGCAACTGGTAGCCCGTGACAGGGGTGCCGCGGGTCGCCGCAGCGCTCCACTCCATGCGGGGCTGGTTGCCGACCAGAGACACCGACGTGCCGCCCGGTGCGAGCGGCGGCAGCGGGTCGGTGGTGAAAGACCTCGTGCCCGACCAGCCGCTCCACCCGGCGCTGTTCCGAGCCCGCGTGCGCACGTAGTACGTCGTGCCGGGGTCCAGGCCCGTATGGGTCTTGGACCGGCTCGTCTGCGTGTAGGCCACAGCGCCGGACGTGAAGGACGAGTTGCGAGCCCGCTGGTGCTGGTACTCGATGATCGGGGAGCCGCCGTTGTTCGACGGCGCATTCCACGTCACCGACGCCGACGTCGACCCCAGCGACGTCACCGATGCCGTGCCCGGTGCGCTCGGAACCACAGGGGGGACCGTGACGCTGCGCGAGTGCGACGGGGTGCCCCCGTTGTACACGCCCGAGACCTTGGCACCTACGGAGGTGGTCTGGCCCGGGGAGACGTTCTGCGTGCGGGTGACGATGTGCTGCTGAGCGGGGCCGTCCTTGAAGTAGTTGTACGATCCGCTGAGCGCACCCGTCAGCGTCAGTGTCTGGTTGTCCGAGACCGGGTAGGTGGCGCGCACGTAGAACGCCCACGTGATCTGCGTGCGCGCAGAGTTGATCGAGTAGTCGATGCCTACGTAATGAGGGTTACTCGACCCACTGCCGGACCCCCAGGTGACCGCCATGTCAGTATTCGATCCAGACGTCGCCGTTCGCGCCGTCGCCGGAGGTGGGCGAGTTGGTCGAGACCCAGATGACTCGGCCGACGCCCGCAGGGATGCCCTGGATCGCGCTCCACTGGACCGGGGGAGGCTGCTGGGCGCGCAGCGCGCCGGTGGAGTCGAGGTAGACCAGCAGGCCGTCGTCCTGGTTGCCGGTGTCCAGCGGCGCAGTGCCCCACTCGCCGGAGGTGCGCACACGCAGCGGGTTCGGGATCGAGCCGTCGCCAGCCAGGCCGTCGCCAGCCGTCACCTGGCCGGGCGGCACCGACGGCGGGGAGTAGGTCCACTGCGTGCCGTCCCACGTCGGGACGTCGCCGGTGTCAGGGGTGCCACTCTCGACGTCGCTGAGGCCCTGGAGCGCGATCGTGACGACGCCCGAGATGACGTAGGGGTCGACGTCCGTGCCGTCGCCCGTGAGGGTCAGGTCCAGCGATGGGGAGTCCCCCACCTCGATCAGGGTGCGCAGCGACTCGGCCGAGACGACGTAGGGGTTCGCCTGGGTGCCGGTCCCCGTGACGGCGACGTTCGGTCCCGCGAGGATGACGCACGAGCACGAGTCGGTGCAGTTGCAGGAGCGGGCCATGTCAGACTCCAGAGGGTCGGCGAACCGAGGGGCCGTCTACGACGCGCACCGTTCCTGGGTGCATGGTAGCCGCTGAGCCGCACGATCCTGCGGAGGCTACTCCTCCTCGACGATGATCGTCCCGCCACCAGCCGACGGCCGCGGCGACAGCGTGATCGCCACCGACTCGCCCTGCGGGGTGTACTCGAAGCGCACCTCGTCCAGCCGCATCATCTGCGCAATCTCACGACCGGGCACCTTCGCGTAGAGCGGCACCCACACCCCCGGCACGAGATGCTCCATCTCGAACACCCCATCGGGGTTCAGGGTCGTGCCGTCGGGCATCCGCACCGTGATCGGGGCCGGGTTGCGCCCCGCGAGGTTGCGCCGCGCCTGCGAGCGCAACTCCGCGATGTTCACGTCCGGCGGGTCGTCGTCGGGGGCCTCCTCGCCGTAGGCGTTGTCGAGCAACTCGATGAGCCCGTAGTAGCCGTCGTGCCCACCGACCTCGCCCGCCTGACCCTCGCCGTCGGTCACCACGGCGTACGTGCCGGCCTCCATCCCGTACTCGGTCACGATCAGTTCGCCGAAGATGTCGTCCTGCGTGACGGGCGGGGTCTGCCCGATCAGGGCCGAGCCGTCGAACAGGATGATCCGCCGCCCCACCGTGGTGTACTCCAGCCCGGCGCGGGCCGCGAGGTTGTCGATGTGGTTGAACAGGGTCATCTCGAACGGCTTCGTCACCGCGGCGGTGCGCGCACCCTCGTCCCCCTCGATCACCGTCAGGTGCGGGAGGATGTTGTGCGGCGGGACCAGCGCCTCCTTGCGGGCCATCTCCTGGGTGATGATGTGGGCGACCCGCTGCACGACCGTGCTCGTGTTCGGGTGGGCGTTGCTGTACCCGTTCTTCATCACCGTGCGGTAGACGTGGTGCATCACGTCCTTCGCCTGGAGCACCACGCGGTCGCGGGTGCGCCGGTCCAGCGTGATCGGCCCCTCCCACACGCGGGAGCCGCCCCGGAAGATGACCATCTCGGTGCGGCTCGTGCCGATTTCCCGCAGAATCTCGATGCACTCATCGCTGGGCCGCTCGATGATGACCTCAGCCTCGGAGATGTCGTCGCGGATGCGGTTCCACTTCACGCGCGAGATGCTGTCGAGGAAGCCCAGCATCCGGGTGCCGCCCCGGTCGGCGAGCGCGACCGAGTGCTCCTCGCGCCCGAGAGCCATCAGGTCCTCCCCGCGACGAACACGCGCACCGAGGTGTCGTCAGAGGCCGGGACGAAGTCGGCCGTCAGGTAGTAGGGACGCCCGCCCTCCGCGACCGGCCACACGAACGGCTTCCCGTCCGAGCCGCGGAGCAGGTGCAGCGCCGAGCGGCGGTCCGACCCGAAGTCCACGTACGCCGTGCGGGTGCGGCTGTCGATCACCAGCGTCGAGCCGGGCGGCACGTACGCAACGACCCACTCGCCGATGTAGGCGCACTCCTCGATGGCCTGCGCGCCGCCGCTCTCCGGGGCCGGGTACAGGCGGAGACGCACCTGCCGGACCGCGTCCGCACCCGAGGACAGTTCGAGCAGCGGCACCAGGGCGTACCCGGGGATGTCGTCCGGGATCGGCACGCTGTAGCGCACCCAATCCTCGGGGGACTCCAGGCACTCGTCCATGACGATCGGCGGCTGCGGGGGCAGCGGGATGAAGGCGCAGTCCGGGTCGCGCAGCGGGTCGGACGACTGCGCGTGCGCCACCGACGGCGACTCGTAGAGCGCACCCTCCCAGCGGTAGGTGTAGGTCGCGTCCTGCGGCGTCGAGCCGTCGAAGTACGTCGTGTTGTCCTGGGTGGTCGGCCCCGCGAGGACGGACGAGAGGAACGCCTGGCTGCCGCTCGGGGCGTTGCCCGACGCGACCCTGACAGTCATGTCCACCTTCAAGATGTAGCACCCCACCGGCGGCGTGAAGGTCCAGTCCAGCCGGTACCACGTGTTCGCCGCGGGGAGCGTCCGGTTCGCCAGGGTGGTGCTGCCGATGTTGCCGGTGCCCGACGCCGGGTAGAAACCCACCGTGCCGCTGACGATCGCGCCAGCCTGCGTCGACATCGCCCACACCGAGTAGTACGTCTGCTGCTGCGGCTCGACCTCGACGTTCCCACCGACGCCCCTCATGCTCAGGATCAGGGCGTCGGGGGAGGTGGAGGTGCGGGTCGAGCGCATCGCCTGCGTCGAGGCGTAACCGTTCGCGTCGGCCGCCAGGGTGCCCGAGGAGACGCGGGCCACGTTGAAGCGGGTCGGTGCCGAGGCCGCGTTCAGCCACCCCAGGGTGCTGCTGACGTCCGGGCCGGGGATGCGCGCCCCGTTGCGGCGCAGCACCACGGGGTCGACGTCAGGGTCGCAGACGACGTTGGGGATGGTGAACGGGGGCGACGGGTTGTAGTACGCGAGGGACTTCGACTGGTGTGGCGTGCCCTCCCACTCGTACGTCCAGTGCCCGTCGTCGGCGGTGCCGCCGTAGAAGAAGCCAGCGTCGCCGAGGGTGCCCGAGCGCGCCACCAGCAGCCCGCCGATCTTGACCCGGTCGGTGTGGGCGTGGATGCGGACGACAGCCTCGGTGGCGGTCACCGGCAGGGTGAACTCCCACCGGATGTCGGCCTCCCCCGTGGAGGGCAGCAGCACCGGGGAGGTGATGACCGTCTGCGAGACGCCGCCGGACTTGTAGAGCACCTGCACCCGGCGCGAGAGCACACCCGGCGTGCCGCTGGCAGCCGGGGTGGTGTCGGCGTGGAACAGGATCGTGTGCGCCTCGCCCGGCGCGATCCCCGGCAGGACCGCCGACTGCACCCACACCTCCTGCCCGTTGTGGGTGCCGCTGTACTCCGCGGTCAGCGAGGTGTTCGTCGGCCACCCGGCGTCCGCCGCCGCGGTGAGGGTCACGTCCGGGGCGGCGGTGTAGCCGTACGTCGACCCGGCCTGCGGGGCCGGGTTCGGGACGAGGTTCTCGACCGTGAGGGTCGGCTCCAACTGCGACCGGCCGACGTCGATCGGCCAGGTGTAGATGTGCGGCACCCCCGCCGAGAGCACGACCTCGACCTCGACCAGCCGCGGGCAGGCGTCGCGCGGGAACTCCTTCACCACCTTCACGCCCTGGAGGGTGGTCACCCGGTGGAACTGCCGCAGGTACCCCACCAGGCACTCGTGGTACGGCGTGTCCGGGCCTGCGGGCTCCAGCGGCGGGATCGCCTCGTCGCACACCTCCGGCGTCGACGCGAGGAACGTCAGGGTTTCCCCCATGCACTCGTACCCGGCGCGCAGGTTCGCCGAGGCGAACACCCCCCGCAGCCACGACAGGCCGTACTCCAGGGCGTGCTCGTCCTTGGCGACCAGCACGCCCTTCACGCGCATCTCGCGGGACGTCTGCCGCTCGATCGAGGAGACGCCGCCGTCGCTGACGAGTTCCGTCGCCGTCGCCTGCGTGGTGTCGTCGTCGAACCCGGTCAGCGCGGTCGGCATCCACCCGAAGAAGTTGTTGCTGTCCGGGACGTGCGCGTTGTACCAGGGCGCGCCGTCCAGCGCTGGGGTGCGGTACTCGTCGTGCAGCAGCAGCGCCGGGAGGTCCGGCGCGTCGTAGACGTTCTCGACCCGCACCCCGGCGTTGCGCGCGTAGGCGTACGTGCGCATCGCGTTGATGACCTCGATGCCCGCCAGTTCCAGGTAGCCCCGGTACACGTCGCCTCCTAGTAGGCCCGGTCGCGCTCGCGCTCGTCCAGGGCGACGATGACGCGGTCCACGACCTGCTCAGCCACGATCGTAGGATCGCTGGCCCGACTGTGGACGACCACCGCGCCCTCCTCCAGCACGATCGTCGTGCCGCCCGAGCCGCCGCCCGCCAACTGGCTACGGCTGGGCAGCGCGCCCACCGTGGAGACCGGGGTGATCGTGGGCGGAGCGACCGCCACCTCGCCCCGGCCGAACCCGTTCGCGAACATCTCCGCCGCGGCGATACCGGCCTGCACCATGTCGTCGGACACCGCGCCGTTGACGACCGACTGCGCCAGGCGGCGCGCGGCACGCTCGGCGTCGTTGCCCATGAGGCCCTGCTCCAGCCCCTCGACGATGTGCTCACCGATCGCGGCGAACACCCGCGACGGCGACTTGATGCCCAGCGCCTTCCGGGTCCACCCGGCGATGTTGCGGGCCAGGGTCTCGGCCGCCTTCTTCACCTTCGCGTGCTCGGCGGTGAGGCCCCGCACCAGGCCGGCGGCGGCGTCGATGCCCGCCCCGTACATCTGGTCGGCGACGATCTTGCCAGCGCTGTCGGTGGCCTTGTTGAACGCGGTGAAGTCGGCGACCATCGCCTTCCGGTCGGCCTTGGACGCCCCGAGGAACGCCTCCGCGACGGCGAGGCCGTTCTCGATGCCGAGGCTGGCAATCTCCTGCACCAGGGCTGGCGGCAGGCCCGCGGCGACCAACTTCTTGAGCGCCCCGGCGAAGTTCTTCGCCTTCGACGCCATCGTGCGCAGGTAGTTCTTGAGGTCCGGCTGGGAGACCTTCCCGTCCTGGCCGACGACCGACCCGAGGGAGAGCGCGCCCTGGAGGCTGGAGGCGACGCTCTCGCGCATCTTCTGCGACTCCTTGCGCAGGTCGGAGAGGCTCTTGCGAGCGTCCTCCAGCCGGTCGCGCACCGCCTTCACCTGATCCGCGGCAGCCTTGTTCGCGTTCTCCCCGAGGTCGCGCAGGTACTTCGTCGCGAGTTCGGCCTTGCCCTGGAGTTCGTTGAGGTCGTCCTTCGCCTGCGACAGTGCGTTGCGCTGCGACCGGCTCGGGTTCTTGATCGAGGAGAGCCCCTTGATCTTGGCCTGCGTCTCCCGGATGTCCCCCTGGAGTTCGCGCAGCCGCCGCCCCGACTCCTGCGCGACCTCCTTGAACGCGCCGCTGATGATGCGGATGCCGTTCGGCATCTTGGCGTACTGCTGGAACCGGCGCGTCGACTCCTTCTCGTACTGCGTGAAGGTGTTCTTCGCCAGGCGCTTCGCCTCGCTCGCAACCTGCCCCGAGCCAGCCCGGAGACCCTGCGCGAGGCCCTGGGTCAGCCAGAGACCGGCCTGGTGCATCAACTTCGACGGCGACGCGATGCCGAAGAAACTCTTGACCGCGTCCCACGCCGACCTCGCCATGTTGATCGCTGCGTCCCTGACGCGGATCGCGCCGCTGGTGATGCCGTTGACGACGCCGCTGATGAAGTCGCTCGCGATCTGCATGCCGGTGTTGGCGATGCTGACGAGCCCGTTCTTGATCTTCGTCGGCAGTTCCTTGACCGCGGTGACCACGTTGTTCAACTGCGTCCGGGCCGCCGAGATGAGGCTGTTCCAGAAGTTGTTGGCCGCGGTCTTGATGTTGGTCCAGGCGTTCGAGAAGAACGTGCGCACGTTCGCCAGGGCGTTGCTGACGTTCGTCCGCAGGCTCGTCATCCCGCTCTGCGCGATGCTGATGAGCCACTGCCAGAACGAGGCGGCGAAGGACTTGATCGCCTCCCACGACTTGGCGAAGTTCTGCTGCAACGCGCTCATCGCCGTGATGATGATGGACTCGATGAACGCGGAGGCGTTCGTCACCAGCGAGACGATGAAGTCCCAGGCGCTCTCGACCAACTTCGTCAGCGAGTCCCAGGCCGCGGCCCAATCCCCGTTGATGAGCGCGGAGATGAAGCCGACGACGTTCTGTAGCACCGGCACGAGCGACTCGATGATCGGGATGAGGTAGGTCTGGATGCCCTGGACGATCGCCATGATGATCGGCAGCAGGTTCGTGAGGGCGTCCGCGAGCACGACGCTGATCAGTTCGATCACGGGCACGAGCACGGGCACCAGCGAGGCGATCAACTGCACGAGCACGGGCAGCAGCGCCGTCACGATCGGCATGAGGGCGTTCATGATCGGCACCAGCGCCTCGCCGATCGACATGAGCAGCGGGGTGAGCGCGGTGATGGCCGCCCCGAGCGCCTGCCCGAGCATCAGGGACAGCGCCTCCAGGTGGGGCATGAGCGGCTGGATCGCGGCCCCGACGGCGTTGAGGGCGTCCACCAGCGCGCCGAGGATGTTGACGTTGGACACCACCCGCAGCACGTCGGCCAGGTAGGGCGCGAGTTCGCCGAGACTGCTGAGGAAGTCGGTCAGCCGGGCGACCGTGCCAGCGTCGACCAGGGAGGCGAGCGCCTCGCTGACCCCGCCGATGAGATCGCCGAGGCCGCCCATGACGGTCTCGCCGTTCTTGAACCACTCCGCGAGGGCGTTCTTGCCCTCCAGCGAGGAGGTCCACTCCTCGAAGCGCTCCATGATGTTGCCGAGGCGCTCCAGCAGCCGCCCGCCGGACTCCTCCCCGACGTTGAAGATGTTGCCGAGGGCCTTCCCGAGGGGGCCGATGACCCCCATGAGGTCCTGCCACGCGTTGATGGCCCGGTCGACGAAGTCGGCGATCGTGCCGTCCTCGGCCATCCGCTGCATCGTCTCCGAGAAACGGCCGCCCCACTGCGAGAACATGTCCCCGAGCACCTGGAAGCCCGGCGCAGCGGCCGCGAACAGCCACAGCAGGCCGTCCGTGACGCTCGCGACACCCTGGCCGAAGGACTCGATGCCAGCGGCGAGCGGCCCCTGCACTGCGGTGAGGAACGCCTGCATACCGGGGCCGTTGATGACCCCCGAGAAGGCGTCCGTGATGCCAGCGAACGCACCCCCGAGCGTCTTGCCGAGGTTCGAGACCTCCATCAGGCGGCTGATCGAGTCGAGGAACGGGATCAGGGCCGGTGCCCAGGCGTCAGCGAACGCCTGAGCCTGCTCCGACCAGGCGTCCTTGACCCGCTCGACGGCGCGCTGGAAGGAGGCCATCTCCTCCGACATCGACTTCCACGCCTGGACCGCCAGGCCGACACCCAGCAGCCCCGCAACGAGGCCCGCCGCGAGCGGGATCGCGATCCCGAGGGCGTAGACGAGGCTCGACAGCACCGCGGTGGCCGCGGAAGATACCGCGGACCCCAGGGTGGCGACATGCTCGGCCGCGGACGCGATCAGGGTCAGCACGAGCCGCACCGTGGAGTCCATCCGCTTCCACGACTGCGACAACTTCGAGCCGATGGTCTGAGCGGTGGCCGCGATGACCGACCGCATCGCGTTGATCGACTTCGTCACCCGGCCGGAGTCGCGGTCGATCGAGCGCAACTCCGCGCGGAACCGCCGCAGCCAGGTCGCCTTGCTGCCGATGACCTTCGACTGCCGGTCGATGTCGACCGCGGTGTCCCGGAACTTGTGCTGGACCTCGGTCAACTGCCGGATGATCGTCCGGTTGTCGAACTTGCCGCTGTTCAGGTTGATGGTGAGCAACTCCCACTCGCGGCGCAGTTGCTCGACCGCCGCCCGGTCCCGTCGGGACCAGGAGATGGTCTTGTTGCTCATCATGTCGACCTGGCGACCCAGGTCGCGCACCGAACTCGCCAGCCGGTCGTGCTCGTTGCGCTGCCGCTCGACGGCCTTCGCGTTGCGCTCGGCGGCGCGCACCGACTCCTCGGTGGCCTTCTGCTGGGCCTTGACGATGTCGTTGTACTGCTTGACGACCTGTCGGCCGATCGACAGCACTTCCTTCTCGTGGCGAGCCCGCGCCTGCGCGGTGGTGCGCCAGAGGCGGTCCGCCCGCAGCGCATCCTTCGCCGCCTGCTTCGCGGCCTGCGCCCGAGCCTTCTCCGCCCGGAGGTTCCCCTCGGCGATCTGCTGCCGCGAGCGCTCGATGACGGCCTGCTCCTCGAACAGGTCGAGCATCTTCTCGATTTCGAGCCGCTGCTCGCGGGTGAGCCGCATCGTGCTCTGCATGTCGCGCGGCAACTTCACCAGGCGGTTGCCGATGCGGACGTAGCCCTTCTCCCACCCGGCGAGTTCGCGCTTGATCCGCTTGACGCCCTCCTCGACCACCTCGTGGGAGCGGATCAGCCGCGAGAAGTCGCCGTCGACCGTCGCGTTCGACAGGTCGCTGAACGACTTCCGCACCCGCTGGGCGACGACGCGGTCGAAGTTGGCCGACCACTCCTTGCCCGCGAGGTTGCCGCCCTTGCCGAGAATCTTGCGGTTGTCAGCCTCCAACTTGTCCAGCGCGCGGCGGACCGACTTGCCGTCAGCGGTGATGCGGATGTACGCATCACCCACCTTGGGGCCGCGGGCCATCTGGACTCCCTATCCGAAGGCTGAGAACTGAGCGAGGGCCTCGACTCCCGAGTCGACCCCGGCTGGGGCGGCCGCCGACGTGAGCCGGCGGCCGTCCAGCGCGGGATCGGGGAGGTTGAGGTGGTGGTCGAACTGGTCCCGGGTCATGCCGCCCTTGTCGTCCTCAGCGGGCAGGCGGTTCATGATCCAGGCGTAGATCACGTCGCAGAACCTCCCGAGGGGGAACGCTTCGAGGCAGGCACCCTGCGCTGCGACTTCGCCGGAGATGAGGGGCCAGGACTGCTCGGCGTACGCGACGAGTCGGTACGCGACTCGGTAGGGCGTCCGGCATCGGCCTCCGCGATCTTGCGCCAGAAGTCGATGAGGTGCTCGGCGTTGACGTTGCCGAGGGCCATCTCGTCCTCGATGTAGTCGCGGTCCTCCTCCTCCACGACCAGCGACACGATCAGCATGGCGAACCGGCCGATCAACTTCGCGGCGGTCTCGTCGGAGGTCCCGCGGCGGTTGAGCCGGTTCATCAGGTTCATCAGCGCCACGCCCTGGCCGCCGGTCATCGACCTGACCTTCACCTTCAGCGTGTTGCCGTCCTCGTCGAGCAGGCCGTCGAACTCGACCTCCATGTGCTCGTCCTCGTCGCGCATCTGCGCGTCCACCGCGGCGTCCATCTCGGTCACGGTCATAGTTGCGTCCCTTCGGGTCGGCTGGTATTGGCGTCAGCGTACCGTCAGAGAAGTCGCTTCCGGGCTAGCCCCCACCGCATGGCTTGGGCGATCCAGGGCTGTCGCCCCTTCGCGTTCGGGTGGGTGCTGAACCCGACGCCGGAGACCTCGAACATGCGCACCGGGCCGTCGGTGTCCGGGAGGAGCGGACCCTGCACGCCGACCCACAGCCAGGGACGGCCCTCGATGATCGCCGAGGCGTGGCCGTCGTGCACCGAGCGGGCGTAGTGGGCGCTGTTCCACACCTCGACGCGGAGGAGGTACTGGTTCGTGCCCTGGACGCGGGAGGCGTGGCTGCGCGCGAGGTGGCCGCTGCGACCCCTGGGGGCGGAGGTGACGGCCTTGCGATGGATCGGCCGGCGCACGTTGCGCTGGAACCACGAGTAGACCTCCCCGGCCGGGAGGAACATCCGGCGCATCTGCACCGGGTAGGTGACTGAGATGACGCGCTGGGTGTACACGACCTACCCCACCGGCTCGGAGACCAGCACCGTCCACGAGGTGGCGAGCACGCCACCCTGCGGGCCGATCATCCCCAGCGACCCGAGGACGAACTGCTGATCGGTGCCCGACAGGCAGCAGTGGATCGCCCGGCGCAGCCGCTCGATGTCGTTGGCCTGCGCGAGCGCGAGGTCCAGCCACTCCTCCTCGGTCGGCGGCACCCGGTCCCCGATGGGGGCGCAGCGCCCGATCCCGACCTCCACCTCGTAGGCGAGGAAGGTGGAGTTGCAGACGTTCGACTCGGCGTCGGCCTCGGGGAACTGCTGCGAGGGGAAGGTGTCGGACAGCCGGACCCACCCCATGACGCCCTGGTCGCGCACGTACTCCAGCAGCGTCGAGTCCCCCGCGACGACGCCGCAGAAGCAGACGTCCTCGGTCTGGCCGGCGTAGTTCGGCTTCGCGAGTTCCGCGCACAGGCACTCGCGCAGCGAGGCGAGGGTCGTGCCGATCACCGGGGCACCCGCCGCGGCGACACGAGGTCCGGCGAGTACACCATCGGCCGCACGCGCAGCCGGTTCGGGTTGTACTGCGAGGTGAACACGTCGACCTCCCGGATGCCGGTGAGCCCGCCGTCGAACAGGTCGCGCGCGAACTCCATCGACACCCCCTGCCGGGACAGCGAGACGACACCCGGGGGCAGCGAGCACGAGCGACCCGAGCACGCCTTCGCGTACTCCTGAGCCAGCACGCCCGCGGCCACCGCACCCGCGTAGGTGACGGGGTAGGCGTTGAGGTAGGTGATCGAGAAGGCGTCCTCCCCGTCGTACGGCTGGGAGAAGTCCTGGCACGCCGGCCAGGGCTCGCCGTCGAGCCGGTACAGGCGACCGCCCTCCGCGCGGTAGGACGACGGGTCGAGCACGACGCCGTGCACGATCACCTCGTCGATCCGGCCGATGGGGGTGTCGAGCACCACGCTGCTCATCGCCTGGCCGCAGTGGCACGAGCCGCTGCACCCGCACGAGTTCACCCACCGGCCGCTGGGGCCGATGTGGGGGAAGAACGGCAGCCTCCCCAGCCCGGGCAGGTGCGCGTCGACGCAGCCCTGCGCGCACGGGCGCACCGTGATGGGGCAGCCGCCGACGCGGCCGAGGGTCAGCGCCCGCAGGGTGGTGGTCGCGAGGTACTCGGCGCGCGCTCGCAGGTCCGGGTCCTCCGGTGCGCCGCCGCACGCCGACCAGTCCACCGGCCACTCGGTGCACTCGCTCTCGATCAGCACAGCCCCGGCGTCGCGCAGCAGGATCAGGCCGCTGGCCTCCGCCTTGATGAGCGCCCCGTGGAGCCCGGACGGCAGCGTGACCGCGCTCGGGTCGAGGGGGAGCGCGCGCTCGCCCTGGACGCGCAGCACCCACTCGCCGTCGTCGTACACCAGCGGGTGCCAGGTGTGGCCGTCGTCGAGGGAGACGACCAGCGCCTCCGAGCCGTCGGTGTTCGGGAGCCGCCAGCGAGCGTCGTCCCGGCCCGCGGGGTGCAGGATGACGGTGCTCATCAGGTCTCCACAGGGTCGATCAGCGTACGCCTACGATACGGGCCGATCACAGGGTCCAGGATCGGGACTCGCTGGCCGTTGCTGATCCGCGCAACACCCCCGCGCACGATCGAACCGGCGGCCTGCACCTCGGCCGGTGGCACCGGCGCGGACGAGATGATCGCGAGCCCGGCCAGCAGCCGCATCGTGAGCGCCTGCACCTGCGACGGCGGCACGTCCGTAGTCACCACGGTGGCGACTCCAGAGCGGGACAGGGAGGCGGCGGCCTGCACCTCGGCGGGCGGCACTGTCGGAGTCGCCACCGTGGCTACTCCGCCCCGAGACAGGGAGGCCGTGGCCTGCACCTGCGACGGCGGCACCGTCGGAGCCGCCACCGTGGCGACTCCAGAGCGAACGAGCGCCGTGCTGGCCGACACCTCGGCGGGCGGCACCGACGGAGCCTCCAGGACAGCCAGGCCGCCGCGCGTGACGCCGGTGCTGGCCTCCACCTCGGCGGGCGGGATGGCAGGGGAGTCGACGACGGCAGCGCCCGAGCGGACGATGCTGGCGCTGGCGCTCACCTCGGCGGGCGGCACCACGGGTTGCTCGACGACCGCCAGGCCACCCCGCTCGATGGAGCCGCTGGCGCTGACCTCCGCGGGCGGCTCGGCGTAGGTCAGCGTCTGGTCGTACCGCACCACCTCGGTCGGCTCCGACGGCGTGGAGGAGAAACCCCGAGTGCGCACCGTGATGGTGACACCGTCGTCGGTGATGTCGATGACGCCGTACTGGCGGGCGCTGCCAGCCTCCGCCGGGGTCGTCGGCCACTTCCCGGCGTCGTAGGTAGCGATCGTGCCGGTGTTCGAGGTCTCGTTCATCGGCGCGGCGCAGTACACCGGGAATCCGCCCCAGGCGTTGTTAGCGCCGGAGTCGCCGTACAGGGTGTGGTCGTCGCCGTGGTAGCGGTGGAAGCCGAGCATCCCGTCTGCGATGCACTGCTGCACCTTCTGGCCGATTTCGGTGCGCTCGTCGTCGTACTTGTTGTAGCCGATGCCGGTGCTGCTCAGGCTGTTGTCGCGCGCCCCGTACCAGGGTCCGTCTCCGAACAGCACCACGAAGTGGCCGTCAGCAGCGGCCTGGTCCAGCGCCGCGAACAGCAGCGCCTTCTGCGCCGCGCCCAACTTGCTCTTGGTCGGGGACTGCGGCGAGTTCTTCGCGTCCGAGGCGGTGTTCTCGTCCACCACGATGAAGCGCACTCGGCCCGAAACCCAGGTGCGGAATCCGGTGTCAGCGTGGTCGAGGTAGTGGGCGTACATCTGCCGCCACGCCTCTTGCACGTTCTCTGGAGCCCCTTCGGTGGAGTCCATGTTGCCGCCGAGGCCGTCGCAGTCGGAGTACATGTGCTCGACCGGGAACGCCGTCGTCATCGTGGCCCGACCGACGCGGGTGAAGACCTCGTCGCGGATGCTTCGGATCAGCGCCGTGTCCGCCGGTGCCGGGTAGGGCTGGCCCGGGTTCGGGTTCGTCTCCCCGGCGCTGTAGAAGGTGTAGCCGTCGTCGCCCACCTGCACGATCAGGTCGGGATCGTGCGCCCCGATGAGCGGGAACACCGCGCTGGCGTTCGACCAGTAGCACGAGCCCCACACGATCCGCATGTCCGCCGGCCCGCCCGGTGCTGCGAGCGTCTTGGTGCGGCCGGTCTGCCCCGTCGGGCTGCCGTTGACGACCAGGCGCCAGTAGTACGTGGTGGCGGGCGTCAGACCGGTCGCCTCCAGCCGGTAGTGCCCATCCGGCGTGAGCGGCTCGGTGACCGCCGCGCTCGTGGTGCCACCCGCGAAGTCGGGGCTGGTGCTGTACTCGATCGCGACGCTCTCGGCGTCCTCGACGCGGGCCGCGACCAGGAACCGGTCGTGCCTGCTGGAACCGTTGTGAGCCCAATGCGTGACCGCAGGGTCGGGCTCGGGACCCTCGCGGCGCTCACCCTCGGTGGCCCAGGCGTCGAAGAGGATCGCCGAGACCCCCGTAGCACCGCTTGGCCCGAAGTACCAGTCGGTCGGGGTCTCCAGCGCGGAGGTGTAGGTCCAGGTGTAGTCCGGCGCGCGCTGGGTGGACAGGTCCAGCGCCGGGCTCGACGCCAGGCCGTGATCCCAGATCATGACCGTGACGTCGCCCTCGTCGTACAGCAACTCGTACGACCAGATTTCCCCCGCCTGAATGACGTTGGGCAGCGTCTCGCCGACGTAGGTGAAGTTGTTGCGAGTCGAACCGTGACGGTTGCCCGTGGTCGAGTTCCCGCGCAGGCCGGTGTCGAAGGACAGGGTGCTCCCGATCCGAGCGCCGATCGCGTAGTAGTAGCCGGTCGCCGTGGTGCTGGACTCGAAGTACAGCCGGATGCCCGCCCGCCACTTCGTCCGGCCTTCGGTGAGTATCCGCGCCTCGGAGTATCCGTCAGTCCGCGGCCGCACCCCTTGAAAGGGGGTGTTCGGGACCGAGGCGTAGACCATCGGGTAGGTGAAGATGTCTACCTCAGGCTCGGTGGCGGTCGTCGCTTCGGTGCCAGGCGCACCGCCGGTGAAGTCCGTCTCGAACCAGATGCCGCTCGGCTCCGGGTCGTCGCCATCGACCTCGGTGATGCCGATGGACATGCCGATGCCGTTGGCCTGGGGGAGATTGAACGTGACGCCCGTGCCGCCCTGCGTCACCGAGACCACGCTGTCCGCCTGGCTGCCGGTCGTCCCGTTCACCGCGCGCGTTGACCGGATCAGCATGCCGCCGCCGACGGGCGTGTGCGAGGTGTAGGTGAGGCTTGCGCTCTTGTTGGTCATGACCACGCCGAGCACGAGGTCGCCCGTAGCCCCCGCGGGGAAGGGGATGTCCGTGAGGTTCGAGGTGTGCCACGTCGGCGTGGGGACCGACAGTGCGTCGAGGTCGAGCCGCTTGCCCTCGGACGGCTGGTAGGCGAGGGCCACCGCGGCGATGCGCGTCGCCGTCGCAGGGGAGCGCAGTTCGATCCCGCCAGCGAAGTCTGCGGGGTCCTCCACCACGGCCCCGAATACGACGCCGCGGCGGGTGTCGCCTGTCGTCGGGACCGGGATGTCGGTGAGGCGGACCATCCCGTCCGGGACGGGCTGCTCGCCGGCAGTCGCGATCCCCTGCGCGAAGAACGCCGCCACCAGCAGCAGGTCGCCCTCGGCCAGCAGGGCCGGCGCCGGGAGCGTCGGCGGGTTGGCGTTCGTGTCGATGAGCCCGACCGACCCGTAGGTCTGCGTGCTCCGCAGGTAGGGGCCTATGCGGGGGCGGAGTGCAGCCTGCCAGCCGACGCGGGGTGCGTCAGCGGTGCCACCCTCGCTAGACCCCCAGCCGGTCACCGCACCGGACGACCCAGGCGAGGACTGCACGCCCTTGAGTGCCATCGCACCCTTGCGGGGGGAGACGGTCGGGAACAGGTTGGTCCAGGAGCCGGACGGGCCGGACAGAGTCGGAGTCGAACTTCCGGCGTCGATGCACAGTCCAGCGAGGATGTAGCAGTCAGCGACTGTGGTCGTCACCGCAGGTGTGGAGAAGTCCGACACTGCGGACCCGCCTCCGTCCGACACGTACTGGAACGCATCGAACGGGTTGAATGCGTCGACGCCCCGGAAGCGCGCCCAGGTGATCGTGCCCTCAGCAGCAGCCGAGACGCCGACAGTCTGTGGACCCGGGGCGTCCCACCCCGCCAGCCACGCGAACACACTTACCCGGTTACCGCCAGCGGGGGACTGGAGGTCGTCGTTGTTCACGGCGATCGCGATCGAACCGAGCGGGACAGTGATGTTGGCATCGGCGTCCTGGGTGAACACCTGCACCACGAACACGTCGCCCGCGATAGTGCCCGCGTCCGGGGTGAACGACCACGAGGAAGAAGCCGAGGTAATCGACGTGGAGCCGGATGCCTCGTAAGTGATCGCCACGGCTTACCTCCAGGTGCTATGCCCAAATCCGCGGACCGTCGGTGACGGAGCCCGCGGCGATCAGGAAGCGGTAGCCGAGACGGTCAGCGACGTGACAGTGGCCGCACCCTCGGCGTTGAAGGCGGTGTCGCCCGTCGTCGGCAGCCAGCCGAGGAACGTGCCGCCCGTGGCAGCAGTCCACAGGCCCACCGCCACGATGTCGCCGTTCGGCTCGCCGCCCGTGAACGCAAGCGGAGCAGCCGCAGCCATGTCGCCACCGCTCGTCGGCCCCGACCATGTGATCGCGAGCCGACCCGCGCTGGACTCGTTCGCACCGTTCGTGCCCGGCGCGGCCGTGTGCAGCGAGACGTGCGTCGCCCCAGGCGAGGAGGCGGTGAAAGCGTCGAGACCGGCGTCGTTGAGAGCCATCGCGGATTCCTTTCGGACCTAGCGGAACGGAGGTGGGCCGCCCGAGAGCGACCCACCCCCGACCAACATCAGGAGGAGACGGTGACCGTCTTGGTAACCGTCGCACCGCCACGCTGGGCGGTGATGGTGTAGGTGCCGGCCTGGTCGTACGTGTAGACGTACGAGCCGCCCGTCTCGATGTAGTCCCACATGCCGTCCCCGAGCCACACGGCCCACGGCTCCGACCCGGCCGGCGTGGGGTCGATCGTGACCTCCAGGCCGTTCACCCCGTCGGGGGTGACGGTGATGTCGGTCAGCGGGTCGCCCTCGGTCGGGTCGAGCACCGGCTGGAGGCCGCAGAAGTCCGGCGGCGGAGCCACCTCGACCACGAGGGTGCGGAAGTGGTCGCCGGTCTGCACGGGCCGCAGCAGCGGCGACGGGACACCGCCGACGAGTTCGACGTCGTACGGACCCGAGCCCCAGGCCGAGCCGGTCTTGGTCGCCGCACCCGAGATGGTGAAGGTGACCGCGCCGTTCTCCAGCGTGAGGTCGCCGAGCGTGCCGCCGGTGACGAACGGCCACAGCATGTAGCCGAACGTGCCCTCGCTGGCCGAGTCGTCGGAGCACTCGACCGACGGGACGCCGGTCCACGCCTCCAGCGCGAAGCCGGTGAGCGAGGTGTCGACGTCGGAGTTCACCGAGAAGCCGACGGCGACGCCGTCCTCGTTGGTGATGACCTCCTGGCCCGTCAGGACCGAGAACAGCGCCGGGTCGACCTGGCAGAAGGCCAGTTCCAGCGTGAAGTTCAGGAAGCGCGGACGGGGCGGATCGTAGACGCAGGTCTCGCCACCAGCGTTGGTGACGTTGATCGCCTCGCCCTCCTCCGAGTTGCCCGTCGCCGTGATGGTGACGAAGCCGCGGGACACGCCCATCGAGTCCGGTCCGTAGACCGGACGCCCGCAGCCGTCCGTGCGCGTGACCCGCATCCGCGGGGCGCGCACCGGGGTGAAGCACTTGGACCGCATGGTTACTCCTTGTCCTGGGTCTCAGCGGTGTCCTCGGTGGTCTCCTCGGACTTCTTGGTGCGGCGCCGCTTGCGCTTCGGCTGCGCCTTCGGCTCCTCGGTGGCCTCCGGCTTCGGCTCGGGCTCCTTGCTGCCCTGACCGTCATAGACGGCCGCCACATCTTCGGGGACGAGGTACCCGCCGTCGGTGGTGCGCACCACCGACGTCTCCAGGTCCAGGTCCCGTGCGATCGCCAGCAGCCGGCGCGCGTTCTCGCGCGAGCGGCCGACGACGTAAACCTCATCTGTCATGGCTCGGTCACCACCTCGATCGTCTCGGCCCCGCAGTCGACGAGCGCCGCCCAGGGGCGCTCCGAGACCACGTACCTGCGGTTCGTCCTGGGCGAGGCGACCTCGTGCGTCGCGAGGTTGCCGCGGTAGAGCGTGACCTGCCCCGAGACGTAGAGGGTGTCGTCCGGCGCGCCGACCACCGCCACCAGCGGCGAGCCGAGCCGGGTGCGCAGCGCGCCGTCGTCGGGACGAACGTGGCTGCCGAGTCGGATCAGGGTGCGGGGGCTGGCGAAGATGTACCCCGGGAAGGCCATCGAGCGCAGCGAGTTCTCCGCCGTGCCGAGAGCGTCCGTGAGGTCAGGAGCGGTCGTCGTCCCGCCGGACAGGGCGTCCAGCAGCGTGACGAGCCGCAGGCCGACAGCCTGCTCCTCGCCGGCCAGGTAGGCCCGCTCGGCGTCGGCGGCCAGCGCCCCGCCGTCGAGGTAGCACTCCAGCGCCAGGTAGGTGTAGAACCCGGCCCCGTTGCCCTCCTGCTCGGTGAAGTCCGAGAACCCCACCGGCTCCTTCTCGACAGGCTCGAAGTCCGGGTCGACCGAGGCAGTCGGGAAGCACCAGCCCTCAGCGCTGGAGACCTCCCCGCACACCATCGGGTCGGCCGTGATGCCGCCGATGATGCGGTCGCCAGCGTCCTCCGGCGTGAGCACCGAGAACAGGCCCCCAGGGAGGGGCGCAGGGACCTCGCGAGGTCCGATGTTGAGTCCGGGCATCTCCCCTCCTCCATCAGTCGTAGGTGGATCACCCGGGCGGGACCGGGATCAGTCCCGCCCGGGTGGGGGATCACTCGCCCACGGGCGGGGTGTCGTCGCCGCCACCCTCGGTCGCACCCCACTCGGCGACGATGTCCGCCGCCGCGGTGCGACCGGTCAGGTTGACGGGGAGCGAGATGCGCTTCGCGTCGTAGCAGCGGTTGAACACCTTGCGGCCCTGCTCGACGAACAGGCCGGTGTAGATGTTCGTCTTGAGGCTCGGCGCGTCGTACACCGCGTCGAGGCGGATGACGTCCGCCTGGCCGCGAACGAACGTGCCCGCCGGGTAGATGAGCGCCTCGACGGTGCTCGGGTAGGCCACCGCGACCCCGCCCGACAGGTCAAGGTCGAGGCCCGGCCAGCGCTTGACGAACTGGACGCGCGCGCCCCGGGTGGAGAAGTGCGCGTCGATCTGCGCGTTCGAGACGTTGGTCATCTCGACGCCCGTCCGGTTCGCCAGGTCGGCGCGGATGACCGCCCGGACCCACGTCGGGACCACGACCTCCAGGGTCGCGCCCTCCGCCATGTTGTGGCGCTGACGCTCGCCGAGGATGGCGAGTTCGAGGGCGTGCAGGATGCTCAGCGCGTTCGGGAACGTGCCAGCCACCGAGACCGCCGTGCCCGCGAGGGTGAGCATGTCGGCCAGGTCCTTGCGGCGCATCTTGACCTGGTGCGCGAGGACCATGCCCTGGAGGAAGTCGCGGACGAGTTCGGGGTAGCCCGCCTCGGTGAGCAGCGGGATGGTCGCGCAGAGGTACTCCGCGTCCATCCGGTGGTCGACGAAGTCGGGGCACTCCAGCGTGATGCAGTCCTTCTCCTCGCCGGCCTCGGCCTCGGCCTCGGTCTGCGTGCCACCGACGGTCGACAGGTCGCCAGCGAACAGCGTGGCCCAATCGATGCCCTTGGTGAACCGGATGCCGCCGCGGCGGAGCGTGACCTCGGGGAGGTCGACGTAGCCGTCGTTGCTCGCGAGCGGGCCGCACAGGTCGTACACGGTCTCGGACGGCGCGCACCAGCCACCGGCCGCGACGAGCGAGCCCGCGCCGCGCTCGCTGGTGAGGCGGGACTCGTCCGCGGCGCGGCGGAGCAGTTCCGAGGCGTCCGGGATGTCGGTGTCGTTGAGCGGGTTCTGGACCGCGATCGACGCCAGGCCGAAGCGCTGCCGGGCCGAGCGGTTCTCGCCGACGCCGTAGGGGCTGCTCGGGGCGAACGACTGCCAGCGGCGGATCAGCGAGGGGACGAGGTCCTCCAGGGACTCGACACCCTTGCCAGCGGGGATGTCCAGCGCGTCGGCCGACGCGATGATCGACGGGCGGGGCCGCGAGTCGACAGCGGGCGTCTCGGCGGCGGGTGCCTGGGCGGTACGGGCCACGGCGTTCTTCTTCCTACGAGCGGGGGCAGTGGGGGCCGCGGACGCGGCGACCGCGACCGGCTCGGGCGTCTCCTCGACGTCCTCCTCGGCCTCGACGATGGGGGTCTCCTCGACCTCGACCTCGACGACGGGAGCCTGGTCCTCCGGCTCCTCGGGCGACTCGGGCGTCTCCTCCGCCTCGTCGTCCTCGTCCTCGGCGTTGTCCTCGGGCGGGGTGACAGCAGCCTTGGCCGCAGCGATGCGCTCCGCACGCTGGGCGGCCTTCTCGGCTCGCTCGGCCTGGCTGGCCTTGGCCTCGCGCAGGAAGGCGGCGAGCGCCTCAGCGCGCTCGATCTGCTCGTCGGTCATGTCGGCGTCCTCGACGCTCGACAGCGCGGTGCCCTCCTCGTAGGCCGTGTCGATGGCCGACGCGAGGTCCTCGTCGCTCAGTGCGGCGACGTTCTCGGGAATCTCGAAGCCCACGGTTCTCACTCCTGCGTAGACGTTGGGTCAGACTGACCACGGTCTACGACCGAGCCTGGCTTCTGAGCGGGAATGTAGCACGAAGAAGCCGCCACGCTTGCAACACGCGGCGGCTTCTTCGGTGTGTCGCGTCGATCAGACCTTCTGCTTCGCCCGGACCGTGCCCCCACCGGCGCGACGAGCGGCGGAGTCAGCCTCCAACTTCGTCGCGTACTCCTTCTTCGGCTGGCCGTTCTTGAAGGTGACTTCGTAGACGATCTTGATGGACGACTTGCCTCGCCCGCACGACCCACATGCCATCAGATGCTCCTCATCTGCTCCTTGGCCCGCGCTGCCCTGTGCAGGCGGAACTCTGCCTTCGCCGCCTGCGCGGCCTTGATCCTCTCGATGGACTGCGCCACGTCCCGGACGAGGGTCGCGTACGCAACGTCGGACGCCTGGGCCGCAGCCTCGTGCGCTGCGGCCTCCTCCTCGTCGTCGGCGACGATGCCCGCCGCGACCAGCGACAGGATGTCGCCGTCGGCCGAGGCGACCAGCGACATCTCCGGCACCGGGAAGCCGGGCACGTTGACCGCCAGCGCGGCGACGAGTTCAAGGTTGCCGCGCACCCGCCGCCAGTCGCCCGACAACTTCGCAGCGCGCAGCGCGTACAGGTCGTCGGGGGAGATGTTCGGCCGCACCGCGCCCGAGAACCAGATGCCCACCGAGTCCTCGCCGACGGCGACGTCCGCCACCGCGCGGGAGGTGCTCGCGTAGAAGTCCTGCGCGGCCGACAGGTTCACCCCGTCGCGCGCGTGACCGCCGCCGAGCACGATCTGCCCGACCGCGACGTCGCCACCGGTGGTGCGGACCTTCCCCAGCCGGTAGAAGGCGTAGTTCGTCGCCGAGTGCGGCGCGAGCACGCACTTGCCAGCCATCTCCCCGAACGAGACGTGGCACTGGTCCCACGTCGCGAGGTGGCCGTAGATGTGGCCGTCGTCGGTGATGGTCAGCGGGGTCCGAGCCGTCAGACCCGGGTCCTCGAACCACTCGGCCGGCGGCACGAAGGTGTCCGGCAGAGTTGCAGCAGCGGTCATGGCTCCTCCAGCAGAGTGCTGCCCCGGCCAGATGCCGAGCGCGTCGTGGTGCCACTCGGCACAGGTGCGGTTGAGGTAGATCGGGTTGATGTACTTCGCCAGGTGCATCCGGCACCGGTAGAAGTCGTTGGGGGTGCCCCAGCCGATCTTGGCGTAGCCGGGCTGGCCGGGCTGCGTCCAGTACCGGTGCAGGCGGCGCGTGTCGGCGGGGTTCGTGACCCAGCCCGCGCCCCGCTTGAAGTCCCCGAGCGCGGCCACCAGGGTGTCCGGCTGGCCGGAGGCGGTGATGACCTCCGGCGGGTCCTCGCCGAGTTCGTCGTAGGCGCTGCGCAGAGACGCCTTCGCCTTCGCGATGGCCTCAGCCGGGGCGTCGACCTGGTTGATCCTGGCCGCGGCCGCGTGCACCCCGGCGCGGGACAGGGCACCACCCGGCTCCCGGATCGGCAACTTGTGGCAGGACTTCTCGTCGCCGTCGCAGACGTGCAGGATGCACGAGCGCTTCCACTCCTCGGGGGAGAAGCGGCTGGCCGAGCCGTCCCAGGGCTCCTCGGAGACCGCGGCCACCAGCGACTCCTCCTCGGGCGTAGTCGCCACCGTGGTGACTTCGGGGTCCTCCTCCGCCTCCGGCCAGGGGCCGAGCGCGATGAAGGCATCCTCGAAGCCCGGCATCGGCACGATCGCGAGCGAGGCGATCCGGCCGCGGGTGAACTCCACCGTGCGGGTGCCGTTCTCGTCCTCCTCGCTGGCGGTGCCCATCGTGCCGCCAGCGTGGATCGAGACCTTGCCGATGGTGCCGTTCGCGATCTGCCCGATGCGGCGGTCCGCCTCGGGGCTGTCGTCGAAGGTGCCCTCGTAGGCGATCTTGCGCGGGTCGGACTCCAGCCGCCAGATGCGGTCGATGTGCCCGAGCACCTCGGTGGCGCGGCCTTCCTCGATGTGCTCGAACGTGAGCGTCAGCGGCGGCTCGCGCCACTCCAGCGAGTTCGGCGTGAACACCCGGACGAGGCCGTCGTCGGCGTCGGTGCCCACCCCCTCGGTGACCATGACGCCGTGGAACATGACCGCGGTCGGGACGAACTCGTCGCCGTCGTCGAAGGGGTCCTCGTCGAGGTCCGGCTCGTCGTCGCTCTCGATCGGCGGCCCCATCTGGAAGGTGACCGCGGGCTCATCCTCGCCCCGCCAGATGGCGAGCCGGTCGAAGGTGATGGCCTCGGGCGGCTTGAGCACCTCCCCCTCCTCCCCCTCGGGGATGTAGCCCAGCGTGACGTGGGGGGTGTACTCCGGCCACTCGCTGGCGTCGTCGAGCCCGTGCTCGCGCAGCACCTCCAGCAGCCCGTCGCGCACCTGCGACGGGGTGTCGGGGGCGAGCATGAGGACCTCCGCGTCGTTGTCCTCGCCGAGGATGTCCACCCCGACGACGGGCATCTCGATGGTCTCGCTCAGCGCCTGCGCGTACTCGGCGATCGCGTCCTCGACCTCCTCGCCGACTTCCTGCTCCCCGAGGTAGACCAGGGTCAGGTGGGACTCCTCGGGGCCGAGTTCGCGCACCGGGTCGCCGTCGGCGGGCAGCGCGACGACGACGGCGCTGCGGCCCTCCGGGGTGGAAGGCTGGAGCGCCGCAGTCAGGTCCTCCTCGACGACCTCCAGGTGGCAGCGGCAGCCGTACCACAGCGACGGGTCGCCGACCGGCTGGCCGGGGTAGAACATCTGCACCCCGCCGACGGTGAACGGCTCGCCGGGCTGGACCCGCTGGCCGTCGGCGGCGCGGTGCTCGGCGCGCACGTGGTCGTCGTCCTCGGTGCGCCACACCAGGGAGAGCCCGCGAGCCTCGGTGCGGACCGCCGCCTGCTCGGTCGACATCACCAGCCAGTCCGCCAGTCGAGCCGCCTGCGCCTCGATGTTGTCCTGCGGCTCCACCCGCTCCAGCGCCGCGGTCACCCCGTCGAGGTGGCGGGTGATGCCGCGGATGCTGCCGGACTTCTCCGCGTAGAGCGAGTCGATCGCCACCAGCACCGGCGACCAGTCGCCCGTGCGGAGGGCCGTCGCTACCAGGCCGTTGATGTCGTCCACGGCTACCCCTTCTTCACCCCGGCGAGGTGTGCGCGAAGCCGCTCCTCGCTCATCGGCTCCTTGGTCTCGAACAACTCGGTGGCGTAGGCCGCGAGCGCCGCCTGGAGCGACCCCGCGTTGACGCCGAGTCGCTGACTCATCCTCTCGATGTGCGTCCAGGCGTCGTCGAGGAGTTCCTCGTGGGAGACCCCGCCGTCGCCGAACTCCTGGTACATGTCGACGGCCTTCATCCCCGGGATGCGGCCGACCTTGTTCTTCAACTTGTTGCCGGCGCGCTCCATGACCCGCTGCATCGCCAGGGACGACGCGATCACGAGCGCCTCGCTCGGCCCCCCGGACGCCGCGAGCCCGCGCTGCTCCTCCCGGCGCTCCTTGCGGCGCAGCCCGCGCTCCCGGTCCGGCGGCCCCTGCTCGGGGAACTCCCGCAGCGACGGCGCGGGCCGCTGCTCGCGCCCGTTGTCGACCTCGACCTGCTCGGGGCCGGGCATGTCGACGCCGAGCAGCCGCAGCGCGACCGCCATCTGCTCGGGCGTGGCCGAGCCGTTGGCGATGCGCCGGGTGATCCAGGTGCGGTACTCCTCCTCGGTGGGCATGTCGCCCTCGTCGAAGCCGGTCTCCCGGATGAGTGCCCGCGCCGACAGTTCCCCGCGGTCGTAGAGTTCCAGGGCTTCCTTCGCCCGGTTCGGCCGCAGCCGCATGGCGGAGGTGTCAGCCGCGATGACGAAGGTGTCGTAGTTCTGCGCGATGTCGGGGTACTCGCCCTCCAGCGAGCGGGCGTACTTCCACAGCAGGCCCTCGGTGAGCGCCTGCGTGATGCGCGCCGCCAGCGGCTCGCCGTGAGCCTTGATGCCGGACTCGTCGGAGGCCCAGGCCGCCCAATGGTTCGTCTCGGCCACGCCGGTGAGGACCTCCGGCGGGACGTCCATCGCCAGGCCCAGGCGGCGCAGCGACTCGTCGCGGAGTTCCTTCGCGTGCTCGTCCAGCGGGGTCCAGAACGTGACGTACTTGCTGGCCTCGATCGCGCTCGCCGGCGCGGTGAGCACGATCGGGATGAGCGCCTCGGCCGAGCCGGGGTTGCGCAGCGCCGCGCTGGCCGCGCTCATCAGGGTGGCGATCACCTCGTCCGGGGTGGAGTCGGCGACGGCGACCTCCTCGTCCTCCCCGGTCTGGCGGGTCGGGAGGGTCAGTTCGTCGCTGAGCAGCCACACCCCGGCGCTGGACAGCCGCGAGTTGATCTGCGCCATCGTGTGCGCGGTCAGGCCCTCCAGTTCCGCGAGGATGCCGAGCGCGGCGCGCGAGGCGCTGTTCGACTCCCCGAACCGCATCGGGTGCGGCTGGTAGATGCGGACCGCGACGTGCGCGTCGCCGGGCACCTCGACCCCGTTGACCCGGTACTTCTGGTAGGGCTCCTCGCCGAAGGCCGTCACCTCCGACGACGCCGCGACGTACCAGCCGGAGTCGACGAACTCGCCGTCGGTGACCTCGCGCGAGGTGCCGATGATCGTCGCCTCGCCCGCGACCGAGAAGTGGATGCCCAACTGCCGCATCGTCTCGGCCTTGGCCGCCGGCCCGCCGAACAGGTCCTCGACGTACTCGAAGATCGGGCCGTCGGTCAGTTCCTCGACGACGCCTTCCTCGTTGATGTGCCCGGCGTAGAGGCGGGTCTTGCCGACCATCGCCCCGAGCCAGTCGATCGTGTAGCGGTACTCGCCGATCGTGTCGTAGAACCGCCACGCCTCCTGCTGCCAGGAGTTGTTGCGCTTCGCGTCGGACAGCGCCTTGCGCGTCCGCACCTCGGACGCGGAGGCGATCACCCCCGACGGCTTGACGATCCCGCGTCGTCGCTCGCGTGCCACCTAGTGATCCTCCTTGACGATGACGAGACCCTCGTCGTTGTTGACGATCCAGGAAGCGACGTACGACATCGCCATCCAGGACAGGAACAGCCAGAGGAGGTGCGACCAGTGGAACGGCGGCAGGTCCAGCGCGAAGTACGCCCCCACCAGCAGCGGCAGCACCACCCACGGCGCGAAGCACCAGTGGCAGTGCAGCAGCACGTTCCAGTCGGACTCCTCGGTCCAGTCGTCCCACCTCGCGCGCAGCCACGCGGCCGGCGGGTAGGAGTCCTGGGTGACCAGACGGGTCAGCCGAGCCGCCGCCATGACGACGACGGCTGCGGCAACGAGCAGAGCGATCACAGGTTCTCGTCCAGTACGATGCCGTCGCTGACGTAGTTGCGAGAGGCGTAGTTCACCGCCTCGCCCAGCGTTGCAAAGAGGTACTTCTCCTCGCACTGCTCGGGGTCCGGCCGCGGATCGGCCCGGTGGTCGGGCTGGAAGATCGCCGCGAACCTCCCATCACTTCCCCGTCGAGTGATGTACCAGCGGTCGAACCCCTTAGCCATGAGGCGAATCCTAACGACGCGGAGCGAACAGGGACGCGATCTGCGATGCGCTCGGTGTGGCGATCTTCCCCGGGCGCGGGGAGAGGCCGAGCCCGGTGAGCCCGTGCACGAGCGCGTCGACGCGGTCGGGCGACGGCGACTGCGCCGGAACCCATGAGGTCTGCTGGGCCTCCAGGCCCTCCATCTTCTCCAGGTGGAGCACCTTGCCCTGCTCGTACTTCGCGACGACAGGCTCGGCGCGCAGCGCCTTCCCGCGGCGGGAGTGCACGGTCTGGACCCGCATCGTGGGGTCGGCGGTCTTGATGGTGTTCTCGACCATGTTGCCGCCGTAGTTGCGCTCGGCGATGATGCGCTCCGCACCCCACTTCTCGGCCATCTGGATCGCGCGCTCGGCCCAGCCGTTCGGCGAGTAGTGGCCGGAGGCGTCCTCCAGCACGAGGTAGCGGTGCTGGGCGCGGTCGTCCTGCCAGCGGCCGACCGCGACGAGGCCGGTCTCGTCGCGCTTGCGGTCCACCGACCCGGCGGGGTCGATCGCGATGACGATGCGGTCGAGCCGCTCCACCGCCTCCTCGCGCTCGGACTCGGGGACGTAGCGGATCATGTCGTTGCGCCAGAGCGCGCCCTCGACGTCCTCCAGAATCTCCCCGTAGAGTTCCTGCCGCCCGAGCCGGGTGCCCTCGTACTCCTCCAGCACCGCCTCCCGGAAGGCGGGGTCGAGGTTCGCGAGGTTGCGGTAGGTCGAGACCACCGACAGCCGGGTGCGCGGGTGGTTGGAGATGTCCTTCGTCCACTTGTTCGGCAGCGGGGTGGATGTCGCGATGACCTTCGCGCCGCCGGGCATCCCCGGCACCCGCAGGCCGAACTTGAGGTTCGACCACACGTCGTCGATGAGCGCGTAGTGCGACGGCTCGTCGAGCCAGGCGAGCCCGTGCTCGGGTGAGCGCAGGTGGTCAGGCTCCTCGGCGGAGTACATGATCGCCTTCGCCCCCGCGCCGGGGCCGGACTCGAACGTGAACTCCCGCTTCGACGGCTCCCAGGTGTAGTCGATGCCGGCGTACTCGCAGATGCGGATGAGGCCCGAGCGTCCCTCGATCATCGTCTGCCTGATCTTGCGGACGTCGATGCCGACGCAGGCGATGTAGGGCACGTACCGGGCGGAGTAGCGGACGAACTCCGAGGCGGTGCGGGTCTTGCCGGACCCGCGGCCGCCGCGGAGGAACCATACGAACCAGTCATTGCCCGCGGGCGGCCACTGGTCGCTGCGGGCGTGGTTGTAGGGGACACCCTCGTGGGGTTCGCCGGTGCAGGACCGCCCCCGGGTGCAGTACCAGATGCGGCGCTCGGTGCCGACGACCTTCGAGAGCCGGTCGGCGAACTCGGCTTGCGCCTTCGGCGACCAGGACTCGACCTCAGCGAGCAGCGCCTTCGCGTCGACGGTCACTGGCGAACTCCCTGGCGCAGTCGCGGCAGAGGACCCGGCCGTAGGGGGTGGTGTGGAAGGTCATCCCCTTGATGAGCAGGCGTCGGCACCGCAGGCAGTGCGTGCGGGGGTAGGAGCGCCGGACCTTGGGCATGCCTCCAGTGTGCGCTATTCCACTCCACTTTCGCTACCCTTTACTTCCCAGGAACCGAATCCGGTGCCGTCGTCGGTGGTGCGCTTCGTCTTGCCGGGGGACAGGTCGGCCGACTTCTTCCCGAACGGCAGCGGCATCGGCGCGTACTTCGTGACCTCCTCGAACGGCACTTCGAGGTCGTGCGCGACGAACGCGGCGACGGCGCGCCGGATGTAGGCCGCGGTCGTCATGCCCCGCGACCGCGCCGCCTCGGTGGTGAGCACGAGCATCTCGGGGTCGCACTGCGCGTACAACTTCCCCCCGCGCAGGTTGTTGCGGGACCGCGCGGACCCGGTGTCGGCGTCCCGCACCATCTGGACGAGGCGCTCCTGCCACCCGGGCTTCGACTGCGCGGACGCCCCGGCGATGTTCCCGTACGGGTTCGCCATCAGTCCTCGACCACCTCGGCGTCGACCACGTGGGCCTCGGCGTCGTCCTCGAAGGCCATGACGTCAGCCTCCTGCTCGTCACCGCGGTCGGCCAACTGCTCGAAGTGCGCGACGACCTCCCGCACCCGCTCGGTGCTGGGCGTGACGGTGACGTTGGTGCCGCCGAGGTGGTGCAGCGTCATCTTCCGGTCGAGGATGCGCAGCGCGGCGGCGGCGTACTCCAACTGGTCGGGGCCGGGCCGGTGCGCCTTCGGGCTGACGGCGGCGAACAGCCGCTCCAGCCGCCGGTCGACGAGCCAGCGCTGCTGCTCGATCGTCTCCTCGGTGGCGGCGGCGTCGGCGATGCCCCGCTCGACGGCGCGGCGGGCGGTGGCCGGCGTCGCGTACCCGAGCACCTCGGCGATGTCGGTGTAGGCCGCGCCGGCGACCCGCATCTTCACCGCGGCAGCGCGCCGGGTCTCGTTGTCCCCTTCGGCGATGGCGGCCTTCTCCTTGGGGTCGAGCAGGCTCTTGTCCGGCTCGATGTCCTTGGAGTCGATCGCGTCGACCTTGCGCGGCATGTGGCAACCCTCCCTGGTGGGGATGGTAGCCGTATCAGCCGAGGTCGACCTCGTAGCCGCGCTCGATCAGTTCCGCGGCGAGGTCGCGCGCGGCGTCGGCGTTGTCGCATGTGACGTTCATGACGACCTTGCTGTCGAGCCCGCCGAACTGCAACGGCTCTTGCGAGGACGCAACCAGTTGCGCGAGGTCGTCCTCGTTCCAGCCGGTGCCGATGAGTCCGATGTCGGACTCCGCGAGGTCGGCGAGCAGCCGCTCGATGACGGCCCCGTCGTCCCACCCGTTGCGGGTGATCTTGTTGTCGACGAGCATCAGCCGGATCGACTTCTCCCGGTCGGCGTCGACCCGGATCGCGGGGATGTGTGTCTCCCCGAGGGCGTGCATCGCCTGGTACCGGTGGTTGCCGGCGAGGATTTCACCCTGCTCGTTGATGATGATGGGCTGGTAGAACCCGTTGACGGTGATGGACTCGATGAGCCCGTCGAGGTCGCCGTTGTTCGGGTTGTCGGGGTGCTGGTGGATGTCGGCGAGCGGCACGAGCAGGTGCCGCAGCGCGGGCTCGATCCTCACTGCCATGCCGCTGAGGGTAGACGAAACCCCGCCTCCCGTCGGGCAGGGACGTCGGGGAGGCGGGGCTTGTCTCGGAGGATCAGTCCGCGGTGCTCAGGCTACCAGCGGGCGGTGATCATCAGGGGGAGCGCGATGATCCACAGGGCGATGACGCCGGAGAGCAGCACGATCAGCCAGCACACCCACATCGCGAGGATGAACCCGCTGATGCCGAGGGCGAGGGTGGCGCGGGTGATGGACCCGAGGACGGCCTTGGTGCTGCCGCCGCGCCAGGTGGCCCACCGGCCGAGGGCGGCGAGGGTGCGGGCGATGACGCCGACGTGGTGGATGCGCCGGCTCGCCGGGTGGTGGCTCATCGGGCTTCCTCGTAGGTGGCCTCGAAGATGTCGGGCTTGCACGGGTAGAACTCGCCGTGGACGCCCCGGATGATCCAGTCGCCTTCGCTGGCGAGGGTGGTGCCTTCGAGGGTGTCGACCTCCAGGTGGTGTGCGCCGTCGCGACTGCTGAGGCGGGCCTTGCCGCCGTTGTGCGCGACCCACGCGAGGACGTCGGAGGTGTTGTCGCGCCCGTACCAGCGTCGGGCTTCGACGACGACGGGCTTCTTCCGGTACCTCATCGGTGCTGTCCCTTCTCCAGGTGCTGCTTCAACAGGTTCCGCATGAACACCGACCGGGGCACGCCGCCGCGGACCTCGTCGAGGAGCCGCAGCCCGTTGGCGGTGAGCCGCACGGGCACGATGTGGTCCTTGGGGGCGAGGGCCTTGGGCCGGCCGGGCTTCTTGCTGCTCACAGGGGCCTCCAGGTGACGTCGCTGCGGGTCTCGTGCGCGAGACAGACGAGGACCGCGCTCCCGTAGTAGGCGGCGTGGACCGCTTCGAGGGAGATGAGGTCGTCGCGGCACGTCTGGCACACGAGCCTGGTGGTGCAGTGCTGCTCGGTGTGGGCGTGGACGGTGGTCGCGAGCCAGACGGGGGTGTTGGGGCAGCCGTTGAGCAGGGCCTGGCAGGTGGTGCCGCCGCCTGGGGTGTGTGAGGGGTCGGTCATGGGGTTGGTGTCCCTTCGTGGGGCTCCCAGGCCACCGCTACGGGGGTCCGGGAGGGGCTAATAGTGAGAATACGGTATCACAGTAACCCCTTTTTAGAACACAGAAAGTCTTACCCGCCCGTGGGCAACCCTGAGTTCCCGTAACACAACAACCCCACCACCAGCAAGAACACCAAAACCCCAAACGGAGGAAAACGGAACAAACACGACCGGCCAGCCTGCTCCCCCGCCCTGCGCCCGCCTCCTGATTGACCCGGGGTAGGAGGTGGGGAAGCGCGTGTTCGCGGCCGTGGGGCCCCGTTGTGTGCGGCTCATGGCATGTCTGGGGACGTGACGGGACCCCCGTCGCATCGTGTGCGGCGGGGGTCCCGTTGTGTGAGTTGCTAGCCGAGGATGGTCGCGAGGCGCTCAGCCTGGCGGGCGCTGATCTTGCGGACTGCTTCGGTCGGCGCGTAGTCCTCATCCTTGGCGAGCGCGCTCGCGATCAGTTCGACTTGCGCGGCGATCGCCTGGAGCGCGTCGCGAACGATCGTCTCGGTGCTCGCCACCGGCGGCTCGCCCTTGCCGTCGCCCTTGCCGGGGTCGCCGTCGCCGGGGTCGCCCTTGCCGTTGCCCTTGCCGTTGCCGTTGCCCTGGACAGGCTTGTCGCCGCGAGCCGCCAACTCCCAAGCACGATCAGCGGCCGCGATCATCTCGGCGGTCGGGGTCGCGGTCGGGTCCAGCGGCGACGCGGTGTCGCCGGTCCCGTTCTCAACGGTGCCCATCATGGCAAGGAAACGGCGAGCGGCGGACACGTACTTCGACGCGGTGTCCTTCGTGCGGCCCATAGACGCGGCGAGCGCGGCAGTGTAGGCCTGCGACGCGCGAGGCACCTGGACACCGGCGGTGGCAATCTTGCCCTTGCGGCTGTAGGTGTCGCGACCCTTGCCGGGCGCCGCGAGGATGTCGCCCGCGATAACGGCCAGCAGAGTAGGCCGGTGCTCGCGAACAGTCTCGGCGGCGACCTGAACGCCCGTCTCGGCGGCGCTGAACAGGTACAGGTACTCAGCGCGACCCTCAGGGGTCGCGAGCGCGGACCGGTCCAGCGCGGCGAGCGTTGCGACCGCGGACACCGCGGTTGCGCCGGTCGGGAGAGTGTTCTGCTTGGCGACACCGGCGCGGCGAGCGGTGGCGACGGACTTAGCGGACTTGCGTGCCATGAGAGTTGATCCTTCCGAGAGGTGGCGGCGACCCGGTGTCGCCGTCGATGAGTCGACTGTACACACGTAGGTAAGTGCATGTCAAGCGTTGAGGAAGTGTCGGCTGAACTCACCACCGTGGCGACTACGGCCGCCGGTCGCCGTACTCACCACCGTGGCGACTACGGCCGCCGGTCGGTTGAAGGTTCAACCGTTGAAGGTTCGACTGTTGAGGGTTCAACCATCAGCTCGCGTGTACGCGCGCGCGTGTGTACGTGCCCCGCGTGTGTGTGCCTGGCGTCGTCGTCCTTCCACCGTGACGTGCGAGTCAGGCGCGCCGTCCGGCCGCGTGTGTGCGCTGGCCGGCGGCCGGCTCACGGAGCCTCACGTCACGGAGCCTCACGCCTCACGGGACCTCACGCCTCACGGGACCCTTTGCCTTCACTTGACTTTCGCTTGTCTTTCTGATAAGATGGGCATATGCCCAATCGGGACGGGACCGAAGCGGGCCGCGCCGTAGTCACCACCGTGGCGACTACGGAGAAGGGACAGACCATGAGCACGCGCATCAGCCGTCGGCGGCAAGGCAAGGCCGACATCATCCTCGGCATCGTCGTCGGCCTAGGACTCGCGATCTACTGCCTGCTCATGTGGGAGGTCGGTAGCGCGCACGCGGACACGCTCACGCGCGGTATCGCGCCCGGGACTCACTCATGGGTCATCGTCGACGGGACCGGCCACCTACTGCCACCGTGCGAGATGGAAGACTCGCAGAACTGCGTGTGGTGGGCCGACGAACGCGGCAACGGGACCGGATCATCGTTCGCCGACATCGACGGCGTCGCCTACCCGGTGGAGCGGTGACGAGCGGGGGGCGTAGTCGCCACGGTGGTGACTACGTCCCCCGCGTACGCGCACACACACACGCACGCCCACACACACGCGCCTACGCGCACGCACGCACACACGCGCGCGCACACGTACGCGCGCCCGCGCACACACGCGCGCACGCACACGCTCGCGCCCGTGGGGCCGGCGAGGCTCCGACCCCGGCCCCACGGGCGCGCCCCAACCTGCGCACAGTCATGCGCGGGTGAGGTCACGAGTGTCTGGAACCTCACGAAACCTCACGAAAGATCGCCCCTCGTAGTCGCCACGGTGGTGACTACCCCTCACGAAAGGACGCAACGCATGGCCGCCGGCTTCCGAGAGATGACCCGTGTCCACCTGAGCACCACGCAACCCGACGGCACCACGCGGGAGGAGTCCGTCCGCGGGTGGGCCGTGCTGGCGAAGATGCACGAGGCGCTCAGGCGCGGGCAGGCGATCACGGTCGCGCGCGCTCCGGCCGCGTGCAGGTGCGTCCCGTGCGCGGAACTGCTCGCTGCCTACGAGCCGCTGTCGGCGTAGTCGCCACCGTGGTGACTACGTGCTGGAACCTCACGAAACCTCGGCACCTTTCTACCTCGCAAAGGAGACCCACCGTGCCTACGAAGATCGAAGTGCGTGACGTCCGCGTGCTCAACGGGCTGCCGGGCGTGTACTGCGTGACGGCCACGATCAAGGAGCCGCGTCGCCGCGCGTTCAGCGTGCTGTTCTCGACCGACGTCGAGACCGGGGAGGTCTACGTGTCGGACCCGGTGATGCGCGGGCCGCGCCTGGTCGTGGAGCCTGCGCGGTACGGGCCGCGCCTGGGGAAGGAGTGGGTGCGCACGTACTACGAGCGGATCGGTCGCCGCCTCGTGTGAGACGGTCGCTGGAAGGTCACGGAACATCCCCACCACTTGACTTTCACTTGCCTTTCTGGTAACGTCTTTCCTGCTGGGCGAGACCTGCCCACCTCATCAACCGGCCGTAGTCACCACCGTGGTGACTTCCGAAGGGACACACCATGAGCACCACCACACACCGCGTCATCACCGCGCTGAGCGACCTGCCCGACGCCTCCTACCCCACGCTCATCGACGACGTGAGCGCCTACTGGTACGCCTGGGGCCGCATGGACCAGGGCCACCCGCCCGTGCTCGGGCACCTCACGATCGACGACGGCAAGCCGGCCAAGACCACGAGCGCGTGGGAGTTCGGGCGCATGTGGGCGCACGTCCGTGCCGGGCTGCGCTCGGGCGAGCACACCTACGCCCCCTCGCTCCAGGACGCCTGGGCGAACTTCGTCGCCAGCGGCGGCCACACCCTCTACCGCTCGTAGTCACCACCGTGGTGACTACGACCAGAACCTCACGAAAGGACAGCATCGTGACCCGGTACATCGCGACCGTGAACACCCCCGGCTACCTGCCGGAGACCACGCCGCTCGTGTTCGACACGCCGCAGGAGGCGTGGCTCTACCTGCGGGACGAGCGCATCGAGCACGAGGACGCGGAGACCGACACCACCGCTGGGTACAGCGCTGCGGTGTCGGCGATGGAGGAGATGGCTCTGCGCGAGGAGGCGCGGGGCACGATCTACGCCTCCACGCCTGGGTACGAGGGCGGCCACGACCTCGGCCTGGCCTACAGCGTGGACTCGGTGCCCGACACCGAGCCCGACGAGGGGTGGCGAGTCTCGTGAAGGAGGTCTACGCCACGACGCATCACATCGACCCCGCGACGTACTACGGGTTCCTCGACCCGGTGCCCGCGTACATCCGCACGTGGCACTACGACGCGGGCGAGGTGGTGCCCTACCTCAGCGTGACCGTCGTCGTCAGCCTGTCCTTCGACGGGCAGGACCGTGCGACCTCGGGGTGGGTGAGCGTGTGGGAGCGCGAGCAGCCGGGCACTGCCCGGTGGTCGCACCTGCGCGCCGACCGTCGCCGCCGCCTGGTGGACCGTGCGCTGCGCAAGCACCCGGGGTGGCGACGGCGGCCCGGGCACCGGGCCACGGAGGAGCCCGGGCTCGTGAAGTACCGGGGGCTAGACCGCCCGGAGGCGGCGGTCACCACGCACTACCCGCTCATCCCCGAAGTCACCACCGTGGTGACTGCGACCAGCGAAGGGACAGACCAGTGAGCACGAGCACGCTCAGCGAGCACGAGCACCGACGCCTGATCCAGGTGGCGGCGGCCCGGGTGCGCGTCGTCAAGAAGTGGCAGGCCCGGGCGCGGGAGGACTGGAACCACATGGCGAAGGTCGCCGCGGAGGAAGGGTTCCGCCCGCCGGAGTGCATCCACGGGACGAACCTGTGGGTGGACTACGACCCGATCTGCCCGGCGTGCGAGGAGTACGGCTTCAACGGCCTGCCCAACCCCTACGCCCAGGCGCTCGCGGACACGAGGGGCGCGATGCGGCAGGTGCGTGAGCGCACCGCGCTGGCGGTGCCGATCCTGCGGCTCACGCTGGGGTACGGCGGCAACGCGGAGACCCTGCGCAACGCGCTCCTGGACTGGTGCGCCGAGCCGATGGAGGCCCTGCTGTGAGCGGCGTGCACCTGGACCCGCGCATCCCCGCGCCGGTGTGCCCGGAGTGCGGGTTCTCCTCACGAGACGTCGGGCTCATGAACGGGCACTCGTGCGACGTGCAGGACAACGGCGGGCTGTGCGAGGACTTCCCGTGCTGCGGTCACGAGTGGGGCGACTGCAACGGCCTGCTCTACGGCAGCGATGCCGCGATCCGGGAGGCCGTGGAGGATCACTACGGGTGCGACCACGCCGCCGGCTGGTACGCCTGCGCCGGATGACTCACTGACTGGAAGGGGTGACTGAGGTGGCTAACGCTCATGCGTGGTACGAGGACGCCTACAACGTGAGCGCGGAGTGTCAGGGCAACGGAGTGGGCTGCGACGGCTGGGACGCCGAGTCGGATGCCGACTGCGACTGCTACTGCCACTCCGACGTCGCGCCATTCTTCGAAACGAACGAGGACGTCGCGGAATGGCACGGCGACGATCGACGCGCTACGGCGCTAATCAATCAATCCGAGCCGTAGTCACCACGGTGGTGACTACGAACCT